AGCTGGATTAAACCCTGGTAATTATATTATCCATTTTTACCAGTAATGAAGAATACCCAACCCATCATTTTGACGAGTTGTCGAAAAGCCTGTTGTTGCTAAACCAGCTGTCACGAAGAAGGTCGTTAGGAGGATTGTCAAGAGCTGATAGAAGGATGTTACATAGTGTAATAAATTAATAAACTTGTTTTTATATATTTCTTTCGATAATTGTTTCATTTATAAATGAAACAATTATATCTATTACACGTGAGGCTTCGGCCCAGCGGGTTTTGCCGCCAATAGGTAGGTTTGAAAGTCGGCAATTCTTAAACGGCCAATGTTGAATTGGAATTTGTAGGTGGGCAGAGATCATAGCTCCAGGTCGGAACTTCGTTGATTGCCGTCCTAGCTATATTATATTTATTCGTATGCTTTATAAAATCCTACACATGTGTCGTTCGCTCGTACGCTTGACGGGTTAAAACCGTTAGTTATAGACAGACCATCTAATGTTTTCACTCGACTCAATGCAACGTATGCCTGTCCGTCGCAGAAACATGAATTTACATCAACCTCTGCACAGTCTAATGTGATTCCCTGAGACTTGTGAATGGAAATAGCATATGCTACCTTGATGGGAATTTGAGTTAATAAAAGCTCGGTAATACCGCTTGAATTATTGATCTGGAAATCATGTCTTTCTATTTCAATAACCACCCCGTTTATGAATCTTACAATCGGCATGGATCGTGTTGAAAAACTTTCGATAATACCCCGACTTCCGTTTGAAAGACCCATATCCAGTTTGTTTACTAATAACATTACCTGAGCACCTATACACAGCTGAATAGTAATAGGAGCAATACACTTAGACATATATCCATTTATTGCTTCTGGTTTAAACTTTTTTATAGAGTTGGATGTAGTCATATCGTACTCTACAAAAACTAGGTCGGGGTTAATTAAAGCAAGTTTATCTAATTCATTTTCATTCACTTGATCAACCTCTGCGTTTGTGGGATATAACTTAGTAGGAGTGATACCATTTACAGATACATCTTTATCTATTCGTTTGTTGATAATCTCTGTCGTTTCAGAGGATACTATTCCGAACCTGAGTTCCTTGAGGATAGACATCCATACATCGTCACCTGACTGACGAACATTTTTAACAAGAACGAACGTCTCTATATCCCACGAATCGGCCTCGAACGTAAATTTATCACAACCAACTACAGGTAATTGCATAAAGTCTCCTGAAAACACGAGCTGGATACCACCCCATGGCAAGTCCCTTAAACGACTGTCTCTGGAACCACGAATACTTCGCCCTACTTTATCAAGGTTATCGAGGAGTAACGGACTGAGCATGCTGATCTCGTCTATTACGAGTGTGTCGACATTATGCCATTTCTCCCGTCCTTTGAGGTAAGGTCTGCTGACAATGGCTTCTATTTTTTCGGCAGAGCCATTCCCTAGACCGATACAGAGATATGAATGAAGAGTTGTCCCACCCAATAAGAGAGCACTTGTTCCTGTTGTAGATGTAAGCGCAATCGTACGTTTATTCGAAAATTCACGATAAAATTTCTTAATAACCTCTGTTTTACCAGTTCCCGCTTCCCCCGTTAGAAAAATTGATTCTCCTGAGCTAATTGCATTATACGCTCGTTGTTGTTCCTCGTTTAAATGTATTTCCGGTTCATCTTTTGAGATTATTCGAACAACTGGTTTTTTGTCTACATGTACCACCTCTCCCCCACCTGTTAAAATAGATATAACGTTCGAACCATGGTTACTTATTGTTTTAGGACCCCATCCTTTGATATTCTCTAACTCGCTTATATGCACCGGGTTAAGGGCTATCGTATTTTTGATAACAGTATCTGTAAAAATACAATATGCTGGTACCTCTCGTTTTTGCGATTCATTGGTACGATATTCTTTAATCCTCTGAAACATTATTGTTACTATTCCATAATATTAAAATGTGGTTTTTTTCATTTTTCGGTTTATTATAAAAATATTTTTATAATAATTCCAACTTATTGATTCTTTTAATTCACAAATTTCAGCTTGTGTTTAAATAGATCCCTAATTTCATGTAATACTTTAGAGCGATATTTATATCTGAATATATACTGGTCTAGAACAAAATCATTTACACCTTCGAATGCAACCGTTAATACTTGGTCAAGCGGGTTCGCTAGTGCTTTGATATAGTATAAATAATCGATAGATAATACATCTATGTGATTTCTCAGGTAATCAACACATTCAACTTTCTCGTATTGTTTTGCTGTATGACATTCGGGGTTACTAATCACATATTCTAGACGAGTTCCATTATCGACTCTTTGTCCTCTTCGTCGCATTCGTTCAGCTAGTTGTACCTGCGCTGGTAGACATAACAGATAGAATTCTTTAGCACTTACAGCACCCTTTTTGTCGAGTTCTGCCTGCCATTCGACTTGGTACTTTGTTCGTGATGGAAGGCAAGGCACCGTATAATCACCGACCTTTGACTTTTTAACACCTTTTTCGTTATAAAACTCGACAGGGTCTAGGTTCCCGCAATCACCAACCGCTTTAGTGACAACGAAATCCGAAATAGGTTTTTGATTACTGCACATTTGATTTATTTCTCCGAGAACATAATCAATAACACATTCCTTTGTATTGTTATCAGCGATTAGAGATATAACACCTTCATATACGTCACGTACAAACTTAGAATTATCTCTCCTGGCTAACAGTACTCCTTTCTTTCCAATTTTGTCGTCAACGACGCCGTCACGTAAACATTTCCTGTACATGTACCTCTTTTTAGTTAAAATAAAAAAGAAGTCGTATATCTCCTCTTCGAACTCGAGTACAATCGGGGATGGAAATAACTTTGTTAATTCAGCCGCGACATGAAGCGCGTGGTCCCATGTTTCGTGCGCTGTTTTCAAATGCGGAAAGTGGATATAGTTGGAATCAGTATCGCCGTATATTAACTCGCCTCCGAACTTCTCTGGTATAACCTTGGCTACTTTTTCAATGTTTACCCTACCCATGTATGTAGTGCACATAGCCCCGGGCATAAAAGGTAAATACCCTCGTCTAACACCCATTGCACCATACATCGAGTTACAGCTCACTTTATACGCCAATTGACGTTTATCTAATACATCCAATAATGAATTAAGCTCTTTCCTTCTTTCATCTGTAACTCCTGTTTTTAGTTCATCTAGACATGCTTTCATGTCAACCTTACGGGTATTCTTACGAGCATCCAATAGGTTCTGTAATACTGTCGGGATGACTCCTTTGGGTTCCTTCAGAAAACGATATTTTCTGACTTCGCACATTGGAAACTTCGGCTTACTCTTATTAATATCAGAGCGTTCAGTGGTATAAGGTTTCAGGTCTGCTACTGCTTTCGCGATTTCATCAGCTACTATAGACTTCGCACTTGCCCCTTTCGATTTATTTCTCTTATCTCGTAATTTCTTGATTCGTTCCTGTTCAGTTGTGATATATTCAGTTAATTGCTTGACCCTTATAACCTTTGGATCATGACAACACCCTATACAATCTTTCCATTCCATAACATGACACATATCGTCTGGTATTGATGGGTCGGTAACAAACGTATGATAGTCTATATTGTAAGCAATAATGGTAGTCGGATACAGACTAGCAAAATCAAATGGTACAACTTTTTCATACCTACCAGGAATAGGTGGAAACACATGGGCTCCTACGTACCTCTCAGCTTCGGAAGTTACGTATCCGTCTTTTTCAACCACTATATTTTGAGTCATGCAAAATTTATACACTTGTGAATACACACGAATTTGCTGACCCTTGGTATACAGATTGAAAATAGGGACTTGACATGTTTTGGCCATTTCGGTTAATCCAGGCCATATTTTTAACTTATCCATCAATTGTAGTACAAGTACAGAATCCTGAACACAATACTTTCCACATATGGACATTGCCTTTCGAGCGATTTCACCATACGAGCCGTCTGGTTCCTTAATCATCCCAAGTCGGTAACATTTAAAAATCCCAGCAACACTGAGAGGATCTTTGGTTTCACCGATGAAATGCTCAGCCACCGTTTTAAGTTTGTAATTATTCATCTTGTAATTGTTGCGTACCAACGGTAATAGATCAACATATAATCGACCCTCGGCGTCTAAAAACTGAAACTCTTGATTCTTGAATGCTGACGATGACCATTTAATGGTTCGTTCAGGTGCGTGATTATATTTATGAAACCCCTGACGATCAAACTCGGATATTACCATGTTCAATTTAGCCCTATCTATCAAATATGGTATATCGAACCCGAGAATATTATAACCGGATATAATATTGGGAGCCTCTGTTCTAATTAATTCAGCAAACCCTTCTAACAAGTTCGATTCGGTCTTATATCGAATAATATTCACATCGACTCCTACCTCGTCTTGATTTGGATCTCCCAATGTAAGGAGAAATGGTACGTAATCCGATGGGTGATCGCCATCATTTGACATCACACATGAAATCTGAAATACTTTATCCCCTGGTTCTTTCGCATCTGGAAATTTAGACGGATTATGCGAATTAACTTCTATGTCGAATCCCATGATCCGCGGTTTGGGAAGTATGTCTGAGTCATGTGGTGCAAGATGTTTCCATTTAACAACGTATTCAGTATCACACAATGTAAGCTTATCTTCACCTAATTGTTCTTTTCCACTGAACTTCACCCAACCAGCCGTTGATATATTACGACAACATGTCAATTGTAATACAGGACTCGCATCGCCTTCGTGGATCTTTAGCTTTATCGCTCCACACCCAACAACGTGAATTGAGTTTCTTAATCGATATCCAAGTGCTTTCGCGTCATTTTCGTTCGAAAACGAACAGAACAAGAATGGAAATAACTTACGGCTTCCATCATGCGTATTTATATGCGCACCGTATAATTTTTTCTTGTTCATTAATACTTTTTTTATAGGGCGTTTATTACCTAATATTTCATCTATCTTATTCCCTACCAACTGTGCTTTACTCGGTGTCCATTCTATATTAGTAGGGAGTTCAATATAGACGTATGGCGTGAAATCATCAATCCGCAGACAACTTGTTTTATTGTTGACGTCGATACCATATACACGAATACACGTAACATCTCTCTCTTTTTCATCCACGTTCCAATGATATGGAAATATACAATTATTGCTTGATACCTTCATATTGTATCTTCAATTTAATTTTAGTTTAATCAAACGATTTTATGAATAAAATGAATAAAAATATCCCAGCACAATCATATACCAATATAGGTAAGATATTACAAAAACAAAACGATAAATGTTCAAATCGTAAAATAAATGCCATGGGTTCAGTCGACGAGTTAGCATCATTTATAGGATTAGTATGCGAACATCTTATAAACGAGAATCAACGGGTTGATATAATAGATGAATTAAAGGATGTACTCGAACGCTTATTCGACATAGTCATTATAATAGCTGGTGATTTAGAACAGTCGATGTTACCATCTGACGCTGTCGAAGTAATGGGAAAAAGAATTGATGATATGACTTTGGGTTTCCCGCATACATTGAATTTCCCTCTACCGTTTGGGAGTGGGTTGAGCGCGTCCTATATAAATGTATGTAGAAGTGTATGCAAAAGAACCGAACATGACTATGCTGAGTTTCGCAACGGTAGAGATGACGGAGGGGTTGGTATTTGGTTAAATCACACTAGTGATTATCTATCCCGTGTCAGTCGGGTATTGGCGACATCCCAAGTGGTAACAACCGTTATTACACGAACAGGATATGGGGAAATTATGGTTGATTGGGTACGTGAAATAGTAGGGGGTATTATGAAATCAACAACAGATTTAATAAATAGAATTATCGGATGATTTACAATCCTAATTGTTCACATACACGCGGATCGATGTAGTTAACCAAATAGGAATACGATTGTTTTGTATACCCTATCGACCTGAGTTTCAAAACCATCCCAAGTGTCATTATATCTATATTAGGGGTACTCGTGCCGAGTTTTTTAATTAGCTGAGGGGTGATTGTTTTCGACATACCAAAGTCAATGACATATAATTTACGACCTTTTATCATATAATTAAGGGGGTTTGCATCGCCGTGAAAGACCCCTTGCGAATCCATTTCTTTGTATATATTAATGAGTTGTTTCTGGTGATTTAACGAAATACTTAAAACACGAGAAGTAATATCTACAAGATGACGGTCTAGCTTATCCATAACTATATATTTTCTATCTAAATCGAAATCGAATATTACAGGACTTACTTTCGACATTCGGGTTTGTAGATTTATTTCATCTGATATTTTCGAAGATGATTTTCGTGGCTTGAACGTTTTCATCGCATATTGTTTATCTTCGTAACTGACAAGATACGTAATCGCATCTCTCCCTTTATCCCCTAATTGTCTAATACGTACATATCTAGACGCTTTTTCATCACCAATCTCTTTCAATAATTGACTCTTTGACATTTTACTGATTCCTGTTATATTAAGTTGTTTGGCATATTCTAATAATTCGTTTCGTGATACCATTAGTTTTATTTATATTGTTAAAATAATTAATGTCTGAAAAATACCCATAACAAAAGCTTGATAATCAGATATGATACAAATATTAGAATCATACCTATGCTTATTTTCTTCCATGTATCATCATCGATCGATGGACATGTTGGCTGCAAGCAATTTTCTGTCATGTTTGCGTATATATTAGTTGGTAGACAATCTCCTATATTAGAATTATTATTCCTGCAATACTTAACCCCGTCGGCAGTTGGATTTATGACTCTATCATTTGGTAATGTTATATTTAGAGAAAATGATAACGTATTGTCAGTTGGGTCAACCACGCAACTCCAGAAATCACCAGAATATAATTGTTCATACTTAATTTTAGCTCCAATTATATCTAATACAGGGTCTTCTGAATTCTGAAATCCCGACGGACTTATAGGGCAATCAGGGATTATTTTATAACCATTAATATCCGAACTACCATCTGGTAATGCAGTAATTATTTCAAGATCTAGTTTACCAGTTGTATCATTTTTCGTTAATTTACTCACAAATGGACCAATCCATTGAGTATCGAATTCAATATCACTGTTTGAAACAACTGATACGTCTTTAATTCGGAAAAAATACAATAACAACTGTGGTTTCTCTGGAATATCCTCATCTGGATATATCACATTGTAAATATAAGAAGGAGCTCTAGTTATATACGCGTCTGCGTATATCTTTATTGTGTTAAAAAGTATACCTTTTTCCATATTCCATGCGCCGAATACAAACTCTGGAATGTCTTCACCTTTTGTAATTTCGTTCATTTTATTTTATACCATGATGTTTAAAAAATAAAAAATTATTTCTGTCACAACTTCGAGTCCATTAATACCATTCAATAACTAACTATCATATAATAGATGGGAAAATGTATATATTATATTAGGATATTGGGATGTATTGAGGTTTACATAAGTCATTTTTACGTCGCGTGTCTTCACGGGCTGTTATTACTTCGTCGGGTGGTTTACCAGTATCGTAATAGAGAGCCCCATCATCACACACATCAAAACAATTTGGCGGTTGACCAGTTACGATGACACATTTGTTTTCACATTTTTTGGCTCTTGAATGACACCAATAATAATCAGGGGCATTAGAATAACCAACGAAACTGGGCTGTAAATCATCAATCAAACGAGAACTACAATTAGCGGTTGAAACATTTTTACAATCACCTCTCCATTTTAAATCTTTAGCAGTTGGGCTAGTTGAAATACTGCTGGAACAACTAGAAAACCATCCGGTGGTATGACATCCACCCCATACTTTATCATCTGCTGTAGCTGCACGGTAACATCCGTTCTTACCTTGTAACCAATATTTACTCTCTAGAGGTGCTTCCTCCCATGTTACACTCATGTTAGCTGGTTCAGTCCCATTTTCAGTACATCCATTTATATTACAAGCACCATCTTTTGTATTACGTAAATATCCCCCGAAACATTTATTTGCATCGTAACATGCTTGTCGTGATGTATATTTCACAATAGTAGAAGCCGAATCTTTCCTTGTAATACTATCTACTGAATTTGTATTATATTCTATACACATTGGACCACCGGAGTTTTTCAAAAGACCAGACGGAGATGATTCGGAATTCACATCTCCAATAAGCTGTGTCCCAAACTTAATATCATTACCATACTCTGCAGGTGTGTTTTGGTTTGGTGATATATTCGACGTAGAAACATATACAGTTGGACTGGTATCAATAACGGCAATCTGTCCATCAGTCATACACTTAGCATCAGTGTTATTATCAAAGAAACTAGAATCACCTACCGTTACTATAGCATTATTAGAAGTTGGAACGATCACTTTACATTTTTCAAAAAGGTTACTTATGTCCGCGTCATCAATAATTTCACCGAATGGTTTAATATAATTTACGAACATTATACAGTTGTCATATGTTGGGTCGTCTGTCAGAGTATCGTAAAAGAGAGTTGTATAAGACCCTACAGTCATAGTACCGGTTGTAGAACCACATACACAATGAGTAGATGGACAATACCCAGCAGCGCAATTAGTTACACACCAAGAATCCATAGATACCTGTCCAGTCCAATCACCGGTTGCTTTACATGTTTCGGTGGTGGTCGTCGACAAGGGGATTAGTTTTTCTGCTTCTTCTATAGTAGCCGCATTGGTAGATATGATATTTGTCCATGTCGCGTTGGAATACGTTTGATTTTGTGCATAAAACCCATGAATAGTACCACCTGTAGATTTAATATAATTTTCAATAAAATTAGCGTATGTCTCACCTACTTGATGTAGATGGTCGAATATAGAATATAATGATACTAATATAGTACCTGTGGGTAACGGGACGGGACGAACATTATTATGTTCAGCGGCGGGTTGCAGATAGGAGGAATAATCACTTCCTTTTACGATTTTTGTTTCCCAGGTAGTGGGCATTGTAATTTTACCTTCGTTGAAGTTTAAGTTGTAGTAAATATTATCCATTGTTGGGAACATGGATGGCCCAGTTCCATTTAACAAACCACCACTTCCAAACCCACCACAAGAGATTGTATTTGATCGCGTTTGTGGTTTTTTTGCACAGTATGCATAATTATATTCATTCTCTTCAGTCGGTAGATCAACAACATTATACTTAGAAGGATTATCGTTTAAGAATTCAATATCATTATCTGCCTTATCTTTATCGGGACAACTGCTTATGTTACAGTCCCATCCTGATTCGCACCAATCACCTCCACCATCACCGGGTTTGTCATGACCATTAATACCACAGAACATCAAACAACAGTCATCCGATGTCCCAGTGCAGTAGTCATCGCCGGGTGCCCACGCCTTTCCGTTATTAACAGATATATTTCCGCTGTCACAGCACTTCTCAGTACCCGAGATTGTATCGTTATATATCCCTGTCGGAGCACAACAGGTTCCGTTATTACATGCGGATTCCGAGTCGTGACAGCAAAAGGGTTCGCTATCGTTTTCTGGTTTACATACATCCTTACCATTACTACATGCATCACAACTTTTTCTTATTGGATCGTACACGAACCCATTCAATTGTTCTCTCAAAGTACAATACTTCTGATAAAGGCATTCTGCATTGTTGATATTATTGGCTGTTTCAACTACTTTACCGTTTTCCCATATAACAGTTGTTGCTTTATCCAGATCAGATGGATCGTATTCTACATCTATACAGTCACATCCACACACTCCGTCATTTGTCCAATCTCCGTCAGGGCACGGAGCGACACATGTTTTACAATTCCCGTTTCGTCTATCAGTGCCTTTTTTACAACTACTTGGATCATCCACTTTAGTAATCACGATGATTATAATTGATATAATAATAATGGCTATTAAACCAATCATCACAGTTCTATTCATAATTTATTTTATATCTTATAATATAAAATAAAATAAAATATGAATAATACTAAAATATTAAACGATAAAACTGGTAGGTATGTTTTAAAATCAGGTAAAATAGGACAGTTACTTTTAAAAAGTAAATGCAAGGATTCAGGAAAAGAACTCGATCAACGTACAAATAAATGTGTTAGTCCCTGCAAGGCCGGTAAGGTGAGGGATCCTGTCACCAAGAGATGTAGATCCCCTAAGAAGAAGTCTGGTCCAAAGAAGAAGTCCCCTTCTCCCTGCAAGGCCGGTAAGGTGAGGGATCCTGTCACCAAGAGGTGTAGATCCCCTAAGAAGAAGTCCCCTTCTCCCTGCAAGGCCGGTAAGGTGAGGGATTCTGTCACCAAGAGATGTGGATCCCCTAAGAAGAAGTCTGGTCCAAAGAAGAAGCCCCCTTCCCCCTGCAAGGCCGGTAAGGTGAGGGATCCCGTCACCAAGAGGTGTAAGGCACAAATTCCAACACAACCACCCACGGCTGTCAAAGGTATATTAGAAAAATGCAGTGTTACAAACCATTGGAAACAAAATAGAAAAAAGGTATTGGCGTTGGGAAGTGTGGGTGTCGTATATCAAGTATGTAGTATCGGTAATTGTGATTATATATTAAAAGAACAAGATCTTGATGATGAGTTCTTGAGGGAGGTTGATATATTAAAACGTTTGAAAGGATGGGAACATGCTCCCAAGGTTTATGGTATATGGAAATGTAAAGGAAAAGGATATATTATGGAAGAAATGCTGATTCCGTATAAATATAAGAAAGTAGATATGCTTCGTAAACTACAGGATATATTAGCGAAACTATACGATAAAGGGATAAGTTTTCCGGACTGTCACACCGGTAATGTAATGATGCGCAAAGACGGGACTGTTGTACTTATAGATTTCGGATGGTCTGAATACTTCCCTTATAAGACATCGACATCGACGTATGGATATTTGAGCGAATCTTTAATGAGACCTGTCACATTAGACGAGGTAAAAATATGGGAGACGTCTAATTTAATGGATGATTTTGGTACACGTAAACAATACAAAGATGCTACCGTTTTACTCGATCAAATGATCAAAAAGGAAGTTTAAGGGTATTAACACTTGAACCAAAGAGATATGAATAACTCACGTATACAAAATAATATGGAATGTAGATACTGTCATGAAGTTGGTCATGTTATAAGAAACTGTACCCGGTTAAAAAATAAAAAATCGAACGATAATTTTCCTACACAACGGAAGAAACAACCAAATGAATATGTATCTAAACCAGAAGTTATTACTAAAGAACTTATAAACGACGACGACTTTCCAGTTTTGGTAAATAAGTTGACCAAAACAGATGATAAAATGAATACATGGTGTAACACTAGAAGTTTCGCAGATGCTATTAAAATACCCGACGTGACAAAAAATGAATCGGTACAGAAACATACGGGTGACATAGTTTTTGAAACTCTGTAAAAATTATATATTATTATTATTATTATTATTAATATATAATACAAATGACAAACAATCAAACTGATATAATATTAATAGGTGAAACACCTCAAGCAGGGAGAGGAGGCAGGGGGAGAGGAGGTGGTAGAGGCAGGGGTAGAGGTGGTAGAGGCAGGGGGAGAGGTGGTAGAGGCAGGGGTAGAGGTGGTAGAGGAGGTGGTACGGGGGGTTACAATATTTTTGAAAACCAACCTGTTGTTTTGACGGCATGGGAAGAAGAAATGAGGGCAGGTGCTATCCCTGTCGCAGGTCAAACTCGCTCATCGTATCGCAGACCAGACAGATTCGGACAGGTTCTCCCTGTTTTATATTCTACTGCTTCCGATATCCCAATAGGAGTTTATACCGAAGCTGCTGTTATTATACTAACGGATAAACTGAAAATGCTGATTTCGAAGTTATCACTTGTTGAATACAATGTAGATACCATTGTGGACATGGTTATCCAGACAGAAAAAGATATATCCGGATTTATTGAATATATCACCCCGTACGTTGTAGTGTTAGCAAATGCGGAAACAATGGGATTTGAAACATTAATATTTACTATACAGTCTCAACAATTAACTTATTTAAACCTACGAACGGCTGTTGATGATAATATATCAAAATTCCCATCATCTATGTTGTTGCACACGCGCGGTGCAATAAACGAAGAGATAACACGCATCGTGACCCCGACTAGTCATAGACGAACAATGCCTTCTCCCAGTATGTTTATTGAACCATCTGGAGAGATTGTTAATTACGATGTTGATTTGACCGAACAAGTTCGTATACCTGAGCAGTTAGTCCAAAACGTTGAACAGCAACAACAATATCAAAGTAATGTACTTCCTATCAATAGAACAAATGCATTTGTATCCATAATGGCTCATATCGACAGTATTGTGAACCCCCCTCCTCGCGCAATATCACCTGAATTGGAAAAAATAAGGAGACGGGTCGTTGCATCATTAACTGGAGTTGATTACGAATCCGGAGAAGATTCAGATGGGATGTCACCTGAAATAACGGATTGTCATGTATGTAAAAAACAGGTTGGATCACAAACCCGTTTCAGAACGATGAAAGAATACGGTAAGGGTGAATATAAAAAATTAGATATATGTAGTAGTGAATGTTTTGAAAATCTTGACATGAAAAAGCAATAGATCAATAATGGTAACATATTCATTTATCCGAATCTTCTAATATAATTTTATAATACAGTTTATAAAATTCAAATATTTGTAAAACATACGTGGAATGACACACGTCTACTTGAGATTACCCAGGAAGTCATTGATGACATATCGACCAATGATAGTTTGGCGTTCAACCTTATTTCCGATATGTCTATTCCCGTCGCCGTTAGGTACGAAATCGCCAGACTGATGTGGATGAGCGTCGCAGGGGACAAGATCGATAAGAGGATGACCGAGGAGGAGGCCGATTACGTTAAGAACGGTGCTACTCCTGAACAGTTCGAGGGCTTGTCTGAGGATATGCACAATCTGGGGGACCCGGAGTTTCTGAAGCCTCCTCCATTGGTCTTGGCCAAGCCGAAGCCCATCAGGCGCCAGTCGACGATGGTGAATGGGAAGGAAGGCCCGCCGAAGGTGTTTAAGGGATGGGGTGCAGTGACGGATGTTCAGACGGCAAATAAGCACACCGCGCAGACCGGCCCGCTATCCAAACGCACATCTTTTGAAGGTAGTAAAGACACTACCGTTCAACTGTATCTAGTAGTCACGAAATACGACCTGAGCATAGGGGGATATAGCTATAATATCTTCCAGTGTGGTTTTTCACAGGTCTCAATCGTTACTGCAACATCTACAGAAGCTGCAGCAGCGATGGTAAGGGATAAGATAGAGACGTTGATTATCACCGATAGTAATAAAGCTACCATCGAGTACGAGAATACGCTGCGTGAGGAGGAGGGGGGTGATAAAATTGACTTGTTAGCTCCTCTCGTTATCATCGCCAAGGCATTGAATGCGATTGAGGATGGTGTAATAGGCGAAGAGATAAAAGAGGTTCATATAGGTGAAATCGAATGCTAAGTAGTGAGTGTAAGGGGCGCACTGGGAGCACGACTCGGTTTATGCTGCTCTAGAGCAGAGGGAGAGGTAAGAGAAGGTGGGGCTGGAGATGTAGTGAAGATGTCGGTACCGTTTAATCATTGGACGACTATATTCGACAGGCAAGTGTATTAAAAATATTATGTTTATTGACTTTATAATATTTAATTGTAATAATAACACAACGAGACCATTATCATTTATTATATCTGTTTTTTCTGAAGTCTTCGTTCATATTTAATTTATTATACGTAATATTATTACATATAATAAATATGGGAAATAATAGTTCCAATAGTTGTGAATTACAAGAGTACAGTGATGTTTGTCAAATGGCTGCTTGTTTAGATAATTCAAATGGTGACATAAATCCAGATACTATTATGGGATTAAAAGCTGATTCTGCATCACCCACGGATACTTGGATTGTAAAGTTCAAAGATACGACCACATATGACAGAATACCTATACAACAGGCTTTTTTAAAGATATGGGTTTCAAATTATTCATACAAATGTTTGGACGAACATGTTATTCAATTCGCTCCAAACAATCCACGTAACAAGAGTATTTTCGATACATATAAAAACAAAAACAAGGCACTTAATTCAGGGTTAAACTATGAGGCTCGAGTTTACAGGGATATCGTCAAACCTATGATCGAAAAGAATATATGCCCTAATTTTGTTAAATTTTTAGGGTTGGGTAAAGACTGCTCAGTCGATAGTTTAATTAGAATGTTAAACGTTGGTGATCCTCATCCAGTCTCTAACTTCCGTAACCTATATGGCAATACTGTATCTATGATGACAACGGTAATAGGGGGTCCGAAAAGAAATAAAATAACAGATGGGTACTCACGTGAAGAACTCAGTACTAGAAATGATATCATTTCTCCTGAAAATTTAAAAAAACACATTACATACAACATAATAGCAAATGAAGTTATTAAACCAAATACACTGAAATTATGGGAATTCGTTCATCAAACCGATGCATTCGGTTATCAAGGTCGAGACGACGATCCGAATCCAGTTTACTGGAATGTAATCTTTCAGATACTTGCGTCGTGTTATGCAATGTCACAAACGAAAATGAATCATAACGATTTACATCTTGGAAATGTTTATATTGAACCGGTAGATGACTCAGGAGGAAGTAGGAGGTTCAATTATAATTATGGAAATACATTGTTCACGTTTGAATCGCAATACATTGCAAAGGTGTATGATTTTGACCGCGGTTACGTTACTCGCTTCGGAGACAACCCATTATTGGGTCAGCGTGAATGTGAAAGATATTCTCAGTGTAATTCAATTATTCCAAACTTAGATGCTATAAAACTAATGGGCGGGCTTTACAAAAAAAAGGGCACTGCTGAAACAATACTTAACGCGTGCACAACCAATAACCAGAAGAAAAAAACTCTTCTTAGAAAAATATTCAACGATTCCAATTTTTTGAGACTTAATGGTCAAAGAGTGGGGAGTGCAGTCCTTTCTGGGTTCAATAGTGTTTTGGAAATTATGACAAACATCGCAACCTTAAGTAATATTGAAAATGTCTACCCAATTGGTTACATTCCAGACCCGCAAGATGTTTTTACTTGTAACCCATCCATGTTTAATGAAGTGGGTAAAATATTAGAAATAGTTAGTAAAACACCCAACGTTGAAAATGAAAAAAACAAAACAACACAAAAGACTAGAATAAAAAACCTACCATGTCCTCCAAAAGAAGTAAGAGACAAAGAGACTGGTGAGTGTCGGCCAGATATGAGGATACGAGGAAAGGGGGTGCCGAGGAAACCAAAAACCAACCCACCATGTCCTCCCAAAGAAGTAAGAGATAGAAAAACAGGTGAGTGTCGCCCCGATAAAAGAAGAAAAAATGTCTGACCTGTCTGAGGAAGAATAAGGGATGGATATAAATAAAAATATATACTAGTTAAGTATTATACTGTTACCTCGCGTACCCAAGACGGTATTTCTCTGCTTGCAATTTTACCTTTCAAGGAAAGTAGTTTCGTCTTTTCGTATAAAATATAATTTCTATACGAAAGCACTGGGTCATCACATAATTTGTAAATATCAGGCATTACTTTCGGAGATGGTGTAAATGGGTATGTTTTTTGAAAATCTTTAATTTTTTTCTTTTCTTTTTCGTAATCTGGATATAACATTTAAAATAAATTTTAACTAATTTGAAGTGGTAGACTTTTAGGCTCATTTGTTTGTAAACGTAAAATTATTTAAATTAAAAATACAGTAACACCAATACGATATTTAACATTATTCATAGCTTCGGCCACTCCTTCTCCCACTCCTTCTCCTTCTTCTCCCGCCTCCTACGCTCATATGGCGTCTCGTACTTCCTCTCGCGTCTTGGATCATATTTTGGTTTCCAGTTACATCCTCTACATTTAAGAAAAGGGGTTTCAATCTCACACTCCACTCTCGAACGTTCATTGTATCCATTGTCGTCTGGTTCGCACCACCAACAGTGACTGGCCTGCCACTGCGTGTCCATCACCCACTTTTCGTGTGAGGTCCATAAATCTGGATTAGTCAATAATTCCCTTGCTTTCGCGCGCTCTTCCGGTGTGAACTCGTCACAAAACCCACTCTTATCCTCCTTCTCTTCTATCTCAGTTAATGGCTTGGGTGGTAGGGTGGTTAATGTTTTGTAACCTTCGGGAAGACGCGAGTACCATTCAAGCGGTTTGTTCAGTTGATCAAGTACACTTTGCGAAGTGGGAAGTTCAGTCTTTTCAGGGATCTTATCAGGATTGAAAAACCCACGGGTACTATACGGAGACCATTGCCAAGTCGACTCAGTCCAAACGTTGAGAAGAATAGTCGAACACTGTTTCTTATAGGTTTCGTCGTTAGCAAATGGACTGAATAAAGTAAATACCCAATATGCGACGATCAACGCATTCCACCCTCCTCTGCGATTAATCAGATCCCCTAGTTCCATCACGTAGAGTTCGCTCGTGAAGTTCTCATACATTAACCCAAGTATGCGCCATAACTCTCTGTCAAACATAGAACAGTCGTAAACAAGATTACGTATTGTCGCCGCTTTCGGGGTTGACGACCGTTCGCAGTCATCCGGGATCATGTCCTTTCCACTTTCTATCTTACTTACAATAACCTCAAACGATTCCCATCGGTTAGCCTGAATGAAACCTAACATATCAACATTCCCCAATATCTTAACAACATCATTCCCCTGATCTTTCCTGTAATTCCTGACGAATCTCCTGTAGAACCCTTCGGCTGCGATCTGTGACTTGATCATTGTCTTGTGTTCACCTAAATAGAGTTCTGGCGACAAAAACGCACTTCTCCTCATATCACTCTCCCCCTCCAAACGAGTTTTCCACACCCTCGTGTCGCCTCTCGGTTCGCGGCTACTCCCTCCCCCGTAAAAGCGAGCACCACTACGACTGGTGTAGCCTTCATATTCATAATCGTTATAACGAGACATGACGACTTTCCACTGCATTTTGTTTATTTATTTCATTTTTTATAATACATACTGACTATCTGAATGACAAGTTCCATATTCAGATGAGTCGGTGGAATAAGATGTTGGGGAAGAAGCCTCCTCCGTTGGTCGATACGAAGCCTATCAGGCGCCAGTCGACGATGGTGAATGGGAAGGAAGGCCCGCCGAAACTGTTTAGGGGATGGGGTGTAGGAAAGACTAGAAACCCATGCCCTTGTGGCGCAATTGGATAGCGCGTCTGACTTCTAATCAGAAAGTTGCAAGTTCGAGCATCAGATGAATCGGTGGAATAAGATGTTGACAACTCGTCTGGAAAATCTAAGAAACGAGAGTCGATACCCACTAAGTAAAAATAAAGAAGAACATAATATTACACTAACAATACATTTTGTTTATTTCATTTTGTACACAGTCCCTGATCTTTTATCGCCGAATGAAGCTCGTGATGTCGTGTTTGGAGATACAGAGTACTATCCTGTGGATTTCCCGAGGTATGACGCAACCGATACATCTATCAATAACTACCCGTGTAGATCTATAATAAATTATTATTATTATTTTTGCTAATAATAATAGCTCACGAGGTTTTCTTTTTCGGAGGTACGTGTACGAGCATTGAATACATTCCCCCGAGCTTATGATTGTAGACACTTTTATAGATCTGTGAGTCTTTGCCCGACTCCCAGGTCGATGGATCAGCGTGGCCTTCTGAGTAATCGGTCTTGCCCCGTATCTTGACCTTGCCTTGTAGAAACTCGGGGATTACGTGCTTTGAGATGTCATCCACGTAGACTGTCTTTAGATATTTACAAGGGCGTAGTTTATTCAAGTCTATCGTCGTCACGACAATATGCAATTCTTCGAGAAAAGGGAACTTCGTCCAGTCCACATGGATTGGGAGGTCAGGTCTTCGTTCGTATCCTTGGATGCTGATGAACTTCGTATAGACTTGAAACATACCGGGATTGAACCAAGTAGTCAAATCACAATCCTCGAAGAACAGACGTTCGGGTGATTGGGTTGGAAGAACTCGGTCGTTCTTTGGGTAATAAACAGCTGGATAATTGTTACCCTTGATCATGAACTTCCTTATTTTATATGATCGGTTGATGAAGCACACATCCTTGTCTTTCGCGAACCACCACGACAGGGCCCATCTTAACCTAATATAATATAAATATACCAACATAAACATTTATATTTTAACTGGAAGTCACATATCTTATTCGTTTTTAGATAGGTCCTAGTACCATAAGTGAATCGTCTTCGTAATAATATATTTCATCTAGCTCAACCCTCATCAACTCATTCGCTTTCTCGAGCATGGCGAGCTTGGTCTTCATTTTCTTCATGGAGTTCACGTCCTGTTTGAACTTGGAATTTGAATATTGGGCGAGGTCCTTAACCCCATTCTCTATCTCGTCAAATGTGGTTTGGATATCCTCTAGTTTATTTCGTCGATCCGAACACTTGTCGCTTCGCCAAGCGACCAATCTCTGGTCGGGGTTCGTTCCGTATGAGATGATCTCGTCAAACTCCTTCTCGTAAGGTGTCGACTGAGTCTTGTACAGGTCTTGATAGAACGTTGCCTTGACGAGACCTGTCAATTGATCATCCGTTAGTATGAGTTTAGTACCCTGGCGAATCCCCCATCCCAATCGATCGCTGTGGCGTGTGAATATATCCTTGAGCGCCGCCTGACTTATCAACCCCGAACCAATCCTGTTAGTCGTAGACGCAATAATAGTTGACTTTATGTCATATGTACAGGCCATACGGAACATATCCAACTTTTTGTTGCCGTTCTGAGGCGTGAGCAACGAAGGGATGTTGAACAGGTATTTATCCATCCGACCGACCAACTCGTCGTTAGTGTCTTCGGCAACCGCCTGGATGTTGCGATCGTATTGGTTGGATGCTAGGATCTCTATCATCAGTGGTTTGTACTTCTTGTAATCCTCCTCGTGTATACGAGAATCACGTTTGACTCGATCAAGTAGGGCGGATGTTTCGGATTCCCTGCTACCACCCAAGCCTTTCCAGACATACTTGTTCAACACCCCTTCTCGTTTCTTATCCATTATATTATTATCTTCAGTGAGTAGCTTCTTGTATACCTTTAAGAGGAATGCGGGATAGTCACTATCCCGGTTGGGGTCGATCCACCGTCCTTTACTCTTCAACTTGTTGACTTCCTTATCCCACTCGCTTTGCAACTTCCTCTTCTTGCGACCACTCTCTCGGTCTATACTGTCATTGTGGCGTTTATCATCGACCTTTGACTGTTTCGTTCTCTCATTGCCCTTTTCCACGAACGCTTTCATTGTGAGCCTGAGCCTGTTCAGAGTGCTGATATCTTCATTCGATGCCTGTATCAGCTTGTCGACGTATCCAGGATCCTGTACTACGGTGACGGGCGCTGCTCGCAGGCGGAGACCTCTCGTCGGTGGTGTCACATAGTGTGTTAGATCATCTACGTTGAAGGGTTTCGGCATATCAGTGATATGTTGCACGAGCGCCACCTCGTCAGAAAACAGCTGTATACGGAGTTTATACATCTCCCGTGCCGCCTCGGGATCAATAGAGGGGGCGAACCCCATGTCCCGAGATTCTGGGGCGAACCCGATATCCCATCCTGTCTCTTTGATCAAGCTGACCTGGGTACTGCCGATCTCTTCCGTCAAAATCTTGATCTCGTTGAGGAGCAAGGCTGCATTCGTCTCGTTTTCATTGGCCTTCTCCAGGTCAGCCCCTGTGATGTCTGGTGATACGAAGAGCCCATTCTCCACGAACGTATCGTAGACAGTTGACATTATGAATAGTTCAACCAACTTGGAATCTCGAGGATCCATGGCATCCTTATCCTTCTTTAATTCTTCAGCCATCTTTAGAAATCTATATTTTCGTTGGAAGGCAAGCTCGACTTCATCGGTTGGGTAGTTTTCCATATATTCTATAACGTCGGGGTTCATGTTTATTATAAACCTCGTTAATTATTTAAATTAAATAGAGTAATCACTTATACTCTCTCAGTTCATTGCGTCTCTGAACAAATATAGCCTGCGCTTTGACGTATCTGTCCTCTAAATCCTTTAACATGTTCTTGGTCTTCTGTTGCTTGTCGATGAGCTCGGCTTGTCGCCTGTTCAGTTTCTTGGCCTTGTGCTCGTAGGACTGGAGTTGGAGGATTTCAGGTAGACAGTTCCATATATTGGACATATCAGCCTTGTCGGAAGAGGCGGTCCACATACCCAACTCGTCCTTGGTCGTTCGACGTTCATACGGAAGTCTGTTCGTTTCCCAGTCGACTCCTCTGAATGGATCTTCGGTAATACATTCAGATGCGAATTCGCCGAACGCAGAGTCGGTGGGTGGGTCGAAGGTGCACTCATCCTCTCTCAATAACCCGTCAAGTAGCGGTTCTGCTGCTTCATACCCCAACCTCACCCTCCCAAATTCCCATAATCGCTCGCCTTTTCTCTGCAAGCAAACAGTGATAGCTTCATTCATTCTTTCTTTTATGTCATTTTAATGTTTAAAATAATATATAATAGTAATAAATATGAACAATGATAATGATGCGTGTATTGTAACATTTACAGACGCTCAAGTCACTGAATCATTAGTTGAAAATGGGTTCAGCGACTTGATGGCAAATTATTTCCAACCACCTGGAGGTGCTGGTAAAGCCAAACTACTGACTAAAGCGCATTATTTCTACAGTGTTGGAGACTATATAACAGCCATGGTATACACGGCGATGTCACTCTGGGTTGCCAAGGTTGACAAGAGGAATCAAGTTGGAGGGGCGGCCAACATGGATGAGTTGATCATGAGTATGACGCGACTGTACAGATCCTCGCATGACAAGTACGTCGCTCAATTGAAGAGCCAGAACAGTAACAAGGAAGACGCCCCACCACTCAAGATAGTGGATATAGACCAGATCGTTGATTCTTCAGGTCAACCTCTGCTCTTCAATAACGTCGTCGGAATGAACACCGAGAAGGTCCTCCTCCGGTCCAAGTTTATCTTCCCTAACATGTTTCCTTACTTATATACAACCACTAAGAACAACGTGTTGATGTTCGGTCCACCCGGAACCGGAAAGACATTCATAGCGAAGGCCTCTGCCTTGGAGTTCGCGCGGAACGGTGACACGGGCATCATCTTCATCGAGGCAACCGCCAGCGAGCTAAGGAGCAAATGGGAAGGTGGAACAGAACAAAACATCAAGAATCTGTGGGTCGATGCTCAAGCCCAAGTCGACAAGATGGTGAAGGATAACAACGGTCGTAAACACAAGGCGATCCTGTTCCTGGACGAGATCGAGGCCCTCGCTTCATCCAGGACAGAATTCCCTGAAAATTCAAGAGCCGTCACGACGCTGCTTCAGGTCATGGATGGTATATCGTCTGATGCGACCAAGGACGTGATGGTCATGGCGGCAACCAACCTCCCTTGGGTACTCGACCCAGCCATCCTCAGGCGTCTCCCGGGTAAGATCATGGTGGGATTGCCTGACTTCCACCCTCGGATCACTCTCATCACCGAAGAAATCATCAAGAAGTTCTACAATGATGTCTATAACACCAGTGGAAATACCCGAAGGAGCTTCAGAGACCGCCTTAAGAATGCAACCTTTGTACGAATGAGGGATGAACTCCAAATAGACCACCCATTCAGAGATGATGTAGACATTAGATGCGGAGGCGGGGCGGCAGCGGAAGAGACGAGTTTCGACTGTTACCTAGCTCTGATGAATAAACTGAGCGATGGAAGAACAACGGGAGAAACCCTTTATAGATCAGAGATGAGAAGGTTCTTCAACTCTATAGAACCACGTCTTAGAGAAGAATTATGGGTCGAGGACGGTGCCGGGTGGAAGTGGAAGGATGTTCTTACGGACCCTCAAAAGGAAAAGAAGAAAGAATACGAGAATCAGAAGACATCGTATGATGCCCTCAGAGATATGGCGACCCGCTACTCAACCGAGTATGATTTCATGGACCCCAAACACTTCAGCAATCCATCTCGTTTCCAATTGAAGGAAGCAGCTGATGATAACGACCAGACAACTGTCAGAGACAATTTCGTACGAGAGGCCCTTACTCCGTATAAAACATCGTGGAATGCGATTAGGGACAACAACTACTTCTCTCTTCTCAAGGACTACTTCGATCTGTTCGCAATGTACCACTTCGGCGCGGAGAAGAGAGGAGGCAATATAGATCCGGGGATGATCCTACTCGTCAAATACATTCACTACCTCGGAGAACAGACCGGACCGTCGATTGGAACTCGTATATGGACTTACATGCACGGCAATCCCCTCGAACGATACAAGACTAGTAGATTCGCCAGTCGTGAATTCGGGTATTCTAACTCTGATATAACGAACTTCATGAATGATTTCTATGGTAGGATGGCCCTCGACATCATAGGAAATAAATTCATCGAGGAAAACAAAGACACTTGCAGACCTCTATGTGATGTAATCAAAGGGATCGACTGCAACCTAGATGAGAGGTGTTTGAAGGTTTCTGATGCTGATGGTGCCATGCAGTTCGGTGCGGGAGGTGCGGAGCCCTTAGATACCATGTTCCTTAACGGCGCCGGAAGTGACATATTCGTCACGTATAAAGAGCAAACCTTCGACGAAACCATGATCGAGTTCTTCCCATCCATCACTTCAGGGATCCTAGATGTCTGGGCATACAACCGGGACCAGCAGTCACCTAATACAAAGAGCGACAAAGAATCGGATCGGGTGAAGATGTGGAGTCGTAAAGGATTTTAAGAATTATGTTTGTAAGTAATAAACATAATGTCGACAACCAAATCATCCAAGAAAGACATGGTCGAATTGATAGATCCTATTATTAAGAATGATTGGAATGGTAAGATCGTCATGGATAAGACTAACATGACACAACAGTTAGCGTTACAGTCAAAGAGATTAACTGTTCAGACGATACCAGATATAAATAAGGCAATCACTGCGTTCCAATCAGCTCTAGATACGAAGGCCGACGAGGACGCATCTCGCAATGTAACGATTGACTCGATAGAAGGTTTATATGAACAGTTATCTAGAGATAATTATATATTTTCTAACATTCTCTCGGGTCTGGACCGAGACATTGCCATCACCAAAGCATCATATAACAAGGTATATACCAGGTATATACCAAACATCAGTCGGTCTCTATATAATTTTCGCGATCAACCGACCCCCGAATCGAGGGAATTTTCCACACCGCTCGACAGCTTGGCGGCAACAATAGAAGCTTACGACCTCCGTACTCCTTCGAAGGGTTCCTATTCAGAAAAGTTCCTTGATTATTCCATCTACGGAGCGAGCTTCACTGTAAAGAGTGTTGTCAAGGCAGGAGGTAAGATCCTCGTCCAAGTCCTCTTTACGTCTGTCCTGACGACAGCGGGTCTCACCCCAGTCACCATAAGCGCCATTGGGGCAACTGGTTGGTTCATTATAGGAATTCTAGACGCCAAATCCAAGAACGCAAAGAACCCATTGGCCGATGCGTACGACGAGAGATATATGTCACTGATTACCAATGCCGTTGGATATATGTGCCTAAACATGCCCTCTATGATCAAGCTACCTGGCGTGGTGGGCGAGTCGCTAGCGGCAAAGGCCGGGATTAATATACTCAAACCTATCCTAACAGCTGGTGGGAAGAAAATGATCCCTCTCCTATTCAAGGGTTTGTTCATCTCGAACGTCGAGAATGATACATCTATCAAGACCGCCTTCGCGGACCAAGACAACTTCGATGTCGCCGAACTATGGCAGAACTTGTTGGTAGTGGAAGAGGAGAGTAACTTCAGACGCTCCACATTTGGACGTGCGACCTCCGTGTTTGGAGTCGGTGCGCTGGTACCCTTAAGGGCCAAGAGATACATTGACTATGTAATGGAACAGATGTCGGTCAAGTGCGTTGACACAATACTCGAGACCTCTCATCTGAGTTTCATCTCCAATACCAAGTTCGGGGATCGGATGGATGGATTTTTACGTATGTCAAATAAACCGTTTATAAACGCAACTACATGGGCTAAGACCTTCTTCAACATCGGCACCGCAACGATGTTAGCGCCTTTGGTGGTTATATGGAATATCTCAACCGCTGTCATCAAAGCGTTCATTGGAGTCATCAAGTTCGTGAACGACAAGTTCGGATACACGGCGACGATGATTCTAACCGTGTTAGTCACCCCGATCATCGTCACTATGCTGGACGCCCAGGGCGGTTTTGACATAGGTGCAATGGGTATTGACGTTCTCCAGGCTGCCCTCTCTGCGACCTATACCATGGTAGTCTCCAAGGATTTCTTAAAGGAAATGTTCGAAACATCTGTCATCCCAGAGTTCACATCAAGGATTGGTAGCCCGGCCTTATACAGAGGTTTCGAGGCTATTTGCGGTTCCATTGCGATAAGTGGTGCCGCTTACGGAATCGCTAACATAACGGGAACTGAGGTACTGGATAATCCATACTTATTTAGCTTTCTAGTCTTCGTAACTATGTGTCCTATAATTATATCCATGATCAACTTCTCAGTCGGAAATGATAAGTGGATGAGAAAAATACCAGTGGTTGGCGCCACAATACACACGATCTATAAGGGGAATAGATACGTCATTGAGGAGATAGATCAAAAAACACATGATATCTTCCATGACCAGTTCAATTCGATGATGTACAAGCTCGGGGTATTAGATAAATTGGACAAGCTAGAGCGATGGAATGGAGCCCGGATTGAATGTCTACACATGTCCATGATGGAATACGTCAAGGTGGTCGCCGTCGAAGGGATCATGATAGGAAAGATGAACGACGTGGTATCCGATTACTTCTCGCTCGCATTGGACAAGGGGGTGGACTGGTACGACGGTACCTCGACGCTCGAGCTGGACATGGTGGTCAAAGACGTGCAAGATCTAGTAGACAACTACGAGAGGGAGGGACAGGTAGATAGCGATGGCGTGCAGATTGTTGAGGATGGCGGTAGACAGAAAGATCAGGCCACCATCGAGGAACTCGGTGTCAAAGTGAAGATTGCGGAGGGATTGAAGCAAAAGGCTTCTAGAGAGCGAGACGAACTCGATAACGATGGAACACTGAAAGATCTACAAGAGAAGTTGGAATTCTCGGTGATGAACACAGATACATCAACACAGCTGAAGAAGGAGATCGAGGAACTAAAGACTGAGGAGGAGACCAAGAGACAGGCCCTTATCGCCGAGCAGAAGAGGCAGCAGGGGCTCGGCGTAAAGTTTATGAAGGAACTTGAAATAAAAAAGAAGTCCCAGGAGTTTGCTGAAAAGTGCAACACGCGTTTTAAGGATGAGCTAGAAAAACACACACAACGTGGAGGTGGAGATACGGTGAAGTTCGAGCCTATATACAAGAGGCGAAGTTGGGCGAACCAGACCTTCAACACATGGCTCGACATCAATCCGTGGTGGAGGCAGAAGTCCGACACCAAAGAGGTCTTCACGCTGTATGAGAATGCTATACAAGAGATAAATGATCTCGATATATCCGCCCAACTCCAGGGTCAACTTGATAAGTTAGAGGATCTGACGAACGGAGGAGAAGTCGGGATGGGTCTGTCTGCGAACTCATTATTGGAGATGATTACGGGTTGGAGCGAGGAGGATCGTAAGATGGCTCGGGAGGAAGAGAAGAAGAGGTTGATGGCGTCAACTGGAAAGGCGGATCCGACTGATACAGAAATCGACAAGGCCTGCAAGACGTATTTAAGTCGTGGATGTGGAACGTATGAGGATCTCAAGGCTGCCTTCGACAAGAGACAAACAGAGATACAGTATCTGAACGCCAAGATCGACGATTCAATCGATGAATTTTACAACACAGAACAGGCCAAGGGGATGGATAAATTACGGTGGGTCGTACAGTCGACCATGAACGAATCGACTGATATGGACAGGGATCAACGAAAACGCTTAGAAATATCCATGAACAAACTGGTCATGAACGACATCGTCGCCTATAAAGCTGACGATGTCGTCGTCAAATCGAAGAAGCAGTACGGTTACTATAGACGAGTTGAAGGGATAGACAATCGTGAACATGGAATGGTTGACATTCAGATCGCTATACTAGATAATGATAAGGCGATCAACATCAATAAGGAGCAAACACGTCTGCGCGAAACCACGGGCGGCACGGCCTCAGCCAATTCCGATCCGGGTGGGGACGAAGATAAGCAGGTGACTCTCGAGGATCTGTTGAATGAAGGTAATAAACTGAACGCTGATCTGATAGCATTGGAGTTTAAGATCAATGGTGTTGAAAACGCTCTATCTAAATTGGAGATGATGGATCGCGATGCTCGTATGTATATTAAATCTTTTGGTAATTATTTGAAACAAGCAAACATGAATAATGTTCATACCATTAGAAACCACCTCCGTAATGGATCTATAAACGCCATTATGTCCTATGAAAAAGGAATAAAATATGCCAATCCCCACGGAAAACTTCAACGGGTTGCAGCGTTCACGGCACCCTTTACACTGAGTTTCCTCTCCATGACCCCAGGTGAAGTTGCTTTGAGTTTGGCCATTGGATCAGTGACCGGCGGCGTAGGTGTCTTGCCGTTCAGTACCATCTTCTATCTAGGGGTGAACAGGTACTTGTCTCAGGTTGGTTTCACTGCGAAGGTCCCGATACCAGGTGGTCAAGCCGTAACACTCTCGTTAAAAGGTATAGATATAACGAGTAAAATCGGCCCGGCATTTTGGGCCGCTAAGACTCTTGTATTGGATGTGATATACAAGCAAACGAAGGATTTCTGGTTGTGGTTTTTTGAATTATTGCGTGGGGTAGAGAACAGTGAATTGGGTCCCGAAGCGAAAGCCTACATTGAACAAAACGTCTTGAAACTAAAGGGAAGGCTATTCTCGACGAGAGTCACCCAGAAGAAGATAGGTGATATTTACAAGAAGTCGATTAAGGATTTAGAGGATAGGAAGGTAGCCGGGGAGATCACGGACGTGGAGTTCTCACAGTTGAAGACGCTTGTAGATGCGCACCTCCAGGTGGCAGAACTCCAATTCGAGCAGGAGAATGGACAGGCTATAAAGGATTACCGTATCGCTATATCAATGGTGGAACCGGCTGTGACGGCCCTTCGGAAAGGAGAAAGTAGACGCCGACCGGCTGAGGAGGTTGCCTACGCTCACGCAGTTGACATGGCAATCAATATACAGACTGAGATAAACCAGATTCTAGATATCGATATTGAAATTACCGTAGATACGGATACGGCGTATGCGTACGGTGGAGCAACTGCCGATGAAGATGATGATGAAGACGCTAAAAATCGCAGAACCAATCCCCCACCCACGACCCCAGGCGACGATACAGTGAATAGTCAACAGAGAGTTTATGTTCACGGAGCTGTTGCTGTAAAGTGGGACGGGGATGAGAAAAAGATCGGTATGAAGGACGCTATCATGCCTACAGCCGTCCAGGATATATTCAATAAATACATCGGTAATGAACCCATGGCCGAGAAACGCGAATGGATGAAGACGAACTATATATGGGGTGGTATGTACCAAGATCCATATGAAGAACTCAAAGAGCATATGGTGGATCCTGACATGTTGATTGCCCTATTCAGGAAGGCCCAGTTTGAGAATTTTCAGGATCAGGTACTGAATAAAGAAGGATATAGTTCTGTGATGGCATATGAGATGGGAGCAGAGGAGCGTTTCTACGGACCTCTCCTAGAGGATAGCTTGGCTGGTACGATATGGGATAATGGTACACAATGGATAGACCGTCAATGGCGATCCGATGACACGGGAAGAAGCGAGTCTACATTCAAAGTCCCCGATTCTCGTGCCGGTTTCACAGTTTGGGACAACAAGGGTATTGATGAATTGGAGAAGGAAGGAAGGATCGTACCTAATATGGACGTGAACGGCAACCCTGATGCTAAAAATTATGGGTATACTGTCAGGGACAGAGAGTTCGACACATTCGGATTTGGGAGTGGAGATACCGTGAGGTTGTCAGATCAGAGATTCCTGGACATGATCAATCTCGAGAAGAATGAGGAGGATAAGTTTGCAACAGTATTTGAGTTCTATACTGTTTTGAAGGTGTTTCCGAACTCCGATAGAGCACAGGTTAATTGGGGGAACAGGGTATTACTCGAGTTGTTAAGTGAAACAACTCCTGGTATGAGCGTTGAGTATCTTCCGATTGCGAGGGATCACGAGGTAAAGGTTCGGAATTGGGAGAGTGTTCGAAGGGTCGAGACTCAGGTCGGCGTGATTGGGAAGGTGATTGACGAGTGGGGGGTAGTAGATGTCGTCGCTGACGAGCTCGACTCCATAATGTCTAAGTTCGTAGATGACAGACGAGTATGGACAGACCCAACTAATGGAGCGATTGAAGGAGCTACCTTCACGAGAGATTATATCGAGGGACAGAATGATTTGGCGAGGGATCTAGGAAGTGAGAATGTAAAAACAGATGTTATGCAGGCTGGACAACTCGGATTATGGGCCGGTGCAGCCACCGGAGGCAAGGTGGGTGTAGACTCTGGAGGGGTCGTTGGCGGCATCGCTGGGGTTGTAGTTGGTGCAGCCGTTGGCGGCGGTAGTGCGGTTGCATACAACGGTTTTGGTGCTGCCGGAATCACGCCGGGGAGCGGACCAGCCTGGTTCAATGGACTGGAACAGAGAGGAGAAAATGGACCGTGGGAAGAAACACATATTGCCGATGCTGATGTATATTCGGTGGAACGTAATCCTCCGTATGACCCAAACCGAGAGAAGGCTGGTAGTGGTAACTACTGGACGGGGCGGATCTTTCGGAACTTACCTGACTTTTATCAGAACCAGGACAGGAGAAACCTGGCTATAGGTCAGGGGATTCTGGCTCGGGAATATGGTATTCGCGCGGGTCAAGAACCACTTGGTAAACGAGAAGATTTTGGGGACGACGGAGACGTCGAGCTGGTCCGAGATGATGGCCTTGTATGGAAGAAGGCAGCAGCAGATTTCACCGAGCTGGAAAATTACATAATGAGCGATAATGTTATAGCACGAGCGAACATGCATGTAAATGAGCGAACCTTATTGGACGAACAGTGGTATGTGAGATACACGATGGCGAATGATCTTTACCGTGGGATCAAGGCCCGTGATTCTTTGGTGGAAAATGCCTATAGACGGAATGAGGCATGGACGAAGTATCCGGAACTTATAATTGATGAGGCGTACGTCCATAGCGAAAGGAATCAGATTTCGAACTTCGTGGGAGCATTCCATTACAAGAAGTTCGTCAATATGGAGCACATGCGTACTGAATTGAAGTCAGTAATCGATCTTGGAATCTAAACATTGAATTATTATAAAGTTAACTTATAATTATTTATATGAATAATCAATATAGAAGATCTGTATATTATATTTTTAAAAATATAATATTAGTTATATATAATCACAAATTTTAATGCTTGTACCGTCGAATTTAAAAGGCTTTCCACACCCCCAAACAGATCCACTACTCACTAATTCTTCACATTTTTCTTTTGGTGTATGAGGATCAATAAACAACATATTATCTTTGGTAACTGCGTGACGAAATATTTCACAGTTTAAATCATTATTTGACACCTGACACAATAGTTGACAATGAGGACATTCAAAATAATAAACACGTTCTTCTTTGTTATAAATCACACTCGACATTTTTATAGTACCTGCTTCTTTGTTATAAATCACAATCGACATTTTTACACGAGAGGAAATGATCACTGTCCACCACGATTCCTTCTCTAAAAACAAAGTTTGTATGATGCAATCAAATCGGGATAAAGCCTGCATATACCCATACCTATTTCTTCGATTATACTTCCGTATTTATTAGATTTACCGGTTTTATCAATTATGACATCTCCGAGTCTAACATTGCAGTGTAAACATAACTCGTCGATTTCAGCACGGGAATACGATTTGTCTGGATCCAACTCGTACATAAAATGAGAAATACGAGTCGACGTGTCTTTTGCCCATAGTATGAACATCTTAGTTGTCAATCTAGTAAATTCAACTGCATCGATATTGATCGAAACCTGTTTGACAATATTATAAACATCTGTCAAATCGAACCCATTGTCATCACCGTTTACTACATTCTCCTTTTTAAGGCGTTTAGCTGTGTTGATCGTCAGATTTCGTTTGCACAGTTTTGATGTATTCATTTTAACGGTGTTCAGCGCATCTACAAAAACTAGATTACTGTTGATTCGCTGTAACTTCCTCGCTCTTATGACAAGTTCTTCCTGGGTCCAAAACGATTTGCATATATCGGAAAACACATTTTCGTTTGTGTATATATACGTGGGTATATTGTCTCTTACTATACAGCAAACTCTACCAATAGTTTGCATAAGATTTGGCTGGGATGTTGATTTCGATGGTATGTAATACATAGAAGTCAATCTCCACCCCATCCATTTACAAGACCCATTGCGTTCTATCTCATGTAGATACTTACCGTAATCACTGCTTGTAAAACTGATACCCCTCCCGGCTAGTTTACCAGATATCACAATGATGCGTGGAAATCTAGTAACCCCTCCATTATCCTTCATGAATTGAAGGACGTCTGAGACTACTGTAACCCCTTTGAAACTATGAGCTCCAGGTCTCCAATTACACCCATCCGCGGTAAATCGACCTATTTTAACAGATTCTCCATCGAGACTCCGATGATATAATTCAATACCGTCCCCGTTATATAAAATGACAGCTATATCTCTCTCTGAAATATAACGAAATAGCTTTCGCTGTGGTTCGAGAGCTTGTCCGCAATTCAGCAGGCAATATTGAGGATGTGATGATTCTAACATCTCAACGTTATAGGGTTCGTTACGTTCAAACTTATCAATGAATCCGATAATATTCGGATCGTTAATGAAAGGATCCGAATCGGATCTACCATTAGAGACAGCTTTTTCTGATAGAATACCATGAAGTAGTTTATCTATTCCCATGTAATGCGGGACATCTTGTAACATGTATATATTACCAGGTTGTTTATTCTCCGTTTCTCGTAGACCAATCTCTAATATAGTCGCTGATATATAATATACATGTTTTGCTTGTTCTTTTATGGATTCTAGTTCGGTTGTTCGTTTAGTCTCACCTGTATCGTTTGAATCTGCCTCGTCTATAAACAAGGCAAACTTACCACCTCCAATATCATTCATCATACGATTCAATCGTTTCATCTGTACCCCGTTACCCAACAACACGATTATTTTTGGAATATCTCCCGTCATCGCACTCTTAAATTCTTTTTTACCAATATGACTCCCAAATATACATAAATCTATCACATCTCCTATTTCGGAACATATTTCGTCGCGTAGCCCATTCAGCCTGTTTTCGATTTGCCTTGAATCACCTATTGAATCACGTAATATAATTATAGATGACATCGAATCGGTACCATACATATACTTCAAAGCAGAACATAACATGAATGAGGTCTTTCCACTCTGTACATACCCTTTTATTATCACATCCGTCTTCCCGTCCTTAAACATATCAGTTGTGTTCATTAGATCTGGTGATTTATTATTCAACCAGTTAACTATCACATCGTGACTGTCTCTAACTCTTTTGCGCTTAGTTGTTAAAATCGAAGTACCTGTCGAGTTAACAAAATTTATACCCGCCTCATCGACCTTGGCAATACAATCGTTGTGTATGTTATCAATGTCCCTGACTAAATACTTACAATTAGGTATAGGTTCTTCCTGTATCATCAGTAAATTATCTCTACTAGAAAACAATATATTCTTATGGGATAAGTTACTCATCAAAATTAAACTAATCATATGAAACTAAATTTCACTTTTATACCGCATTCAACTACTTGTAATAGACTGACAATAAGAATTTTATAAAACATATGTATTATAAAATTATTTAATTTAAATTAGAACACAAGCCAGTACCTGATATTAATGTCTTAAATTGATTCGGGATACATGTTTTCGTATCTCCGTTTTTACATATAAAACTATCACTGTCACATTTATAGCTGTCATATAACAAATAAGATAAAGTTAAAACCAACATAATCAGTATAATTATCGAAAGAGATTTTATCATTTATTATATATATAATAACTTTTATTTGAAATCTAAATTAAGAAATAGTAAAAATGTTTTTTAAGGTATTTTAAATACCTTAAAAAACAAAATGGAAAGACAACCGAACGATATAATTAATTATGGACCAGATCGCTCCAAAATTTCACCTACCATTGGGAAACACCCAAACTCCGCATTTACAAAAATCGAACGATGTGAATATTTCAAACTTAAACGCGTAAGTAAAAAAGTCTGTTGTGTTATATGTTAAAAACACACTCGGCTGTGTATTTTCCCAATTTAGTTCGTTTACTACTTGTCGGCATTTTATATACTGTTATTAATAAATTTATTATATTTTTTAGTGTATTAAAAAATATAATATTAAAATAATCAAAACTCGGTATTATATACCATGCTTATCTTTCATCATCTCATTTATTCCCTTTATATTCATCGGTTTATTGTTAGTTACTAATTGTTCAAGAAGCGGTTGTAACCTCATTAAAAAATTATCATTTTCAATCGATTCGAGGTTAATGTCGAATGGATCCATGTATATACAATTACCTGGTTGTTTTTCGTACACGTCCGTGTGATCATCCATTATAATGGTATTACTTTTGGTATATCCATCTAGTTTATATTCATTCCATATCAGCTGTAAATCCTTAATACATTTCATCTTCTTCTTGGATTGAGAGCAGTGGTACGAGAACATAGTCCAGTCTAGATGTCTATCCGGTTTACTTGGTATTAAAATTAGGTTGTTTATTACAAATAAAGCATAATCCTTGCTAGCTGCTGTCCACACGGAAACGTTAAAATTAGAGAACGCAAAATCCAAAAACTCCTGAAGTCCAGGTCGTGCATAAACAGTGTACATATCATCCATGTTTACTGTCTCGAAATTCTTTATATTTTTTAATTGGGTGTCGCTAAGGGTACGTTTTTCTTTTTTAGAAATCGAATATATAAGAGTTTCATCTAGATCCAATATTAGTGACTGTTTCATTTATTATAAAGATATAAATATTTCCACGATTGTAATTGACAAATGACATCACATAAATCATCTTTTTTCTTACTGTTCTGTATTTGAACGATTGATTTACTGTCATCTCGTAACTCCAGTACTTCCAGCGCTTTGGATATACACCATTTTTTACGTTTTGGTTTATCAATCGCTTTATACGTTATTTTCCCAGTCTTTGTTAATTTACCAGCGATCTTTTCGGAACCCAGAATTTGGGTCTTGTTGTATGCCGGGAACTCGATTATGTTTTTGAACCTACCGTATCTTATCGCGAAGTACGAATAACAGTGTTGCCCGAGTTTTACAGCCATTGGGTTTGTTTGTTTACCAAACATCATTTGTTTCTCAATGATAAACACGGAACATCTATCCCATATTTCGGAATATCTATCAAGCACATCCGTCATGTTGTGAAAGGTTTCGGGGTCGAGGGTCATTTTGGGATCGCATCCATCAGTTATATCAATATTCTCGAGAAGGACGGTCGAACCGTTGGTATATATTTCGACAAGCGTAGTCTCAAATTCAAATGTCGGAGTCCCGTTTGCGTTGTAAGTAGCTAAACTCGTTGTTTTGTTTTTGTCAAACTCCTCAACGTAAAAACTAAAATTCTTTTTACCTATATCGAAACTTGCACATAACATTTTTATTCTATATAGATATTTCTTTACATATTTGATAGAGAATAAAATTAAAAACACCGTGAATGATTAAACATGATTTTATTACAATAAAATCATGTTTAATCAATGTCATATTTATGCTTTGCTCGATGTGAATTTGAATAATTTTTGACTGCAGTGAGGACATATGCTTTTCATTGCGGGAACACCATTGGGTCGTTTCGGGTTAGAAAGTACCACTTTGTCGTAGCCAGTAGGAAATACGCGACTCTTGCAAGTAACACAGTAAAATTCGTTTTCTTTCATTTTAGGAGGCATCTATTTTATATACAGTATTTTTTTTTAATTATATTTATACGTAATATTTGTTTGTATTAAATGAAAATAGGAACAGATTGTAGCGGTATAGATGCTCCAATACAAGCACTTACCCAGATGGGTATTTCGTTTGAACACGTGTTTTCATCCGATATAGATAAATACTGTGTTGACAGTATCAAATCAAATTATAATACGAAGTTGATATTCGGAGATAAGAACGGTTTATTTCCGGATGGAGACATCACCAAGCGAGATATTGATAGTGTTCCTGACATCGATATGTACGTGTGTGGGTTTCCGTGTCAACCATTTTCACAAGCAGGTGGTCGAAAAGGGTTTGAGGATTCTCGCGGTAACGTCTTCTGGAGTTGCATGGAAGTAATTAAATTTAAACAGCCAAAATATTTTATTCTTGAAAATGTTAAGAATATACTTCGTCATGATAATGGTAATACATGGAAGACCATTTGGGGCGCTCTATGTGCATTATCCGGATACAGTGTTAAATGGAAGATACTGAACACTCGGAATTACGGTATTCCACAAAATAGAGAAAGAGTTTGGATTGTCGGTGTGAAAGAAGGTTGTGGCGCGTTTACATGGCCCGAACCTGTAGAAAGCGATAAACCGTTGCTTGATTATGTAGATAATACCGATACGAATACGGTCATGTGGAAGAGGAAACATTCGCTCGATAAAATAAACAAGAATGCCGTTTTTGTAGATGTTGATTTTCTACATTATACAAACTACCCCAATGCACATATATTCTCCCCATGTGTTGTAGCAAGAGGAAGCTCTTTATGGTGTGTTCCGTTACATAGATATGCGAACACTAAAGAATTCGCTGGTCTACAGGGTTTCCCATCTGAATTCAAGCAAGTTGTTTCAAACTGTCAGATGAAGAAACAATACGGGAACAGTATGAGTGTAAACGTTCTTATTAAGATATTTGAATCTTTACCTAGTCTTGAATACAACTAAAAATCATTATTGAACTATAATGCAAATTCAAATATATTCCCCTACAAACTAAAACCATTTTTCTCTTCATTCTTACTAACAGGCAATATTTATCCTATAAGTCTACACTATTATGATTGCTCTATATCATGGCAACTCACAGACTTGTATGGTTCGGAGACTACATAATTTTTTCTATTATTTAATAATAGAAAATAATTTTAGATGAGTTCGCCTATATCGGTATCATCCAGTTACCCGTATGAAATACATATTTTGGTTTATTGGTATTGTCGTCAACATATTTGATAAGCGGTGAAACAATTTCAATATCTTTATATACTTTAGGATTTACGTTTCCCGGATCTGCCTGTACCGCGGCATAACATTTTTTAGCACACTCATAATCGTCATCGCCGACATCACAATATAAATCCATGCATTCGGATTTGTCCCATGGAACACAAGTATCAAGTGTTGTACCAATACCACACGCGTTCTCACATGCTTCCCTGTGTGTGTTAAAATTCTTAGTGACATTATGTGCGAGACAACATTCACCGTTCAATTGTCTTCTAAATGGAGGACACTCACACTTGTCGCAATCTCCTTGTTTACAGCACCAAGCGATTTCCATATTCTCATCCACCTTCGGAATGTTCCATGTCGTGTGGGTAATTTCTGAATTTTGTACACCTTCACAGTATTGTTTATCACACACACAACCGTCTACTCCATCCCATATAAATCCAAGGCTTTCTTGTTCAGAATCACAAACAGCTGCAGTTGAACATACGATATTTTTATCGTTTAAAGTCTCAGCACTTATTATTCCATTTGTATTATTTATTTGCTTTTTATTATCTACGTCCCATATAATCCCAGGAGTACCATCGTCCTTCATACATTGACAATTACAGCTGCTACCAACAAATTCAAAACCACTACTATCCTCGCATCGCTTTACACATTTCGTGCAATTACCTCCCATGGTGGTTTTATCATTTTCACAATCCCCACCTGGGACCGGTGGATCCGCTGGTGATTTGAAGGCCAAGTAAAGTATGATTCCTACACAAAGTACTAATACAGAAATAATTATTAGTTTACTATGTTTCATTTATTAACTATGTATAATATATATTTACTTTAGAAATAATATGATTTCGATCGCCTATAAGTCTACACTATTATGATTGCTCTATATCATGGCAACTCACAGACTTGTATGGTTCGGAGACTACATAATTTTTTTATGTTCGTATGAGTCAGAAGAGTCAGATTGTTTGTTCCGTGTTAATAAGGCAGATAGTATACCGATAACATATAGACCAACAACAACCCATGCGATAATCGTATCATTTTTAGTGGTTGGAGCCCAATCAACCTTTGGGTAAAGGAATGTTTTTGAACCCATTAATACCATTAGTACGAGAGTGAGGGTCGATATAAATGCCCATGGTCCAGAAATGAGCAACCCGAAGAATGTTAATGTAAGCAGTAACTGTGCAACACCTGCTCCTGTTGCACCAACGTAGAATTTGTCAGCCCCGAACACACCACCAATACCCGCTAATACAACGGCCGTACCTTTACTTTTTAAATCTGTTGACATGTTTTATATATATTATATATAATATATATTATATATAATATATTTTATATATATTATATATAATATATATATCATTGATTATATATCATTGATTAGCCGTAAATTAATAATTACGGCTACGGCACGAAACTGTCAATTGGTTCTGTCACTTTTTTATCGAAAGCCTTATCAACAGCATCTTTTACATCTGGACTCTTTGCCTTATCACGCGCAACTTCCTTTGATTTATTTGCGTTCTCAATCATCGAAGTTTTCTGGTCCTGTTGTATGGTAGTAACCTTCGACTCGGCGGACTGTAGTTGCTCGGTTGTATTTTTATGCATGTCGAACTTAGCATCTTTCATAACGCTCTTGAACTCCTTAAAATTAGCATCCTTCAAGTCCAACCTTCCATCAGCATCAACCTTAACAGCTCCTTCTTCCTTGAGCATTTTTTCAACGGCTTCCTCACCGTACCTTTTCTCGTAAAAATCTATCATAGCATCGTTAGCCGCTTTCTTTGCTTCAGGCGTGTCTGCTTTTTCCACATTGTCTTCCAGTTTCTTTTCTTCGCGTGTTGTGTTATCAAAATCAGTAATCATATCTTTCTTGATCTGGTCAGCTGATTTACTAGACAGACGTGCCAATGTGTCGATTGTTTCAGCCTCGGGTGTACCGCTCTTTGAGAAAAGCCTTCTGGCGAGGAAAGTTAACAAGGGAAGTAAGATACCACCCAGTGTAAACCACATTAGCCCGCAACTGACACTGAAGAAGCCACCATCATTAGCCTTTTTATCTGGATCGTAAATAAGACATTCGTCATCCCATTTACAGTCATCATTATCTTTACATGCCTTTTCAGTGCTTATGTTCTCGCAATTAGTTTGTTTATTGCATCCAGATGTAATTCCTTTCAACAGCTTTACGCCTACTCCCAGTGCGTCGACCATTTGGTCGACTAGATCAGAAGTGGAACTGAAAAGAGCAGCAATTACCTGTCCAAACGAAACTATAACAGCAATAATGACGATCCACTTTAGAGCTGTTACAGCTGTTTTAGCATTAAACCGTTTTTTCTCAGGTGCACTATTTGAATAAGAAGTTGTGTTAGTATCCATATTTTTATTATTAATAAATATTTTTAAAACGTAATAATAAAATTATGGATACAGAATGCACGTCACTTTGTAAAAAACAACCACTTACACTCGGCCTCAAGATTGTTTTCGCTATAATAACTATATTTTGTATGTATTTATTTACATCATGGGTCCAAACCAACTTTAAATTTAAATCAACAACTGACTGGTTTAAAACATACACAACAGATAATTATCAACCAATAATAAATGGTGTTACGCAAAGTGTACCCTATAAAGAACGAATTAATCTGTTCAATATGTACGCTGCATATGACGATAAACTTATGTACATCGTGTCTTCTCTGTTTGTACCCCCTGTAACTCAAGTATCGGTCAATGCTCAACAATTTATATTTTCTGACATTTTGAAATATTCAACCTACGTAGATACTGGTTCGGTAAATACATATGGTTGCGTGACACCGTATGCTCTTGTTGAAAGTATCAAACCGACTTACGGTGTTGGTGACCAGATATTTGATTGGTGGTGTAATAAAAACGAAGACTTTAGGAAGGACCCTACACATACAAATAAATCATTTGGACCAGATTTTAGTGCATACTCGGGTGAAAGGTTTGTCGACTATTATAAGGATGTGAATGCCGTACCGCTTAGTATTGATTGGTCTCCAAACAACAACGACGGTGGTTCATCACCATCGAGCACTGATGATGATAAGAACTCTATTTGGCAGCCTGCCAAACAGTACATAGCAGTAAAAAAGGCGCTCGAAACACATATGGGTAAATTCAATGATAATGGTGTATATGATGGTAGAACACCAATGCCGTATCCTTCCGATACGGATACAATGTCCTGGAGAAATTTGTTTTTGATATGGTTGGGGCCGAAATGGTGCATTGAATCAGTAGACGATGGATCGTCCTCGTTTTACCTGCTTAACTCGCATAATTATAATCAAGACGACGATGCGGGGAAACCAAAAGGCGAAATGGGAACGTTGAGTGATAAATACGGATGGTATGGTGACAAGGACACAACTTCAAACCCCGCTAATTTCATGGCGCGGATGAACATCGGTCCTCAATCCCCGTTATTTGTTTATTTCACAAACGGGACATTTAGCGTAAACGGTATGTACGTTGACGCCAATGCATTCCAGAATTGTTTAAGTAGTCATGGGAGATTGCCTGGTGGATGGGTAGGCTTTGCTCAGGGAATGGGCAAAGATACTTCAGTCGATGATTTTACCAATTACGTAAGGTCTAGAGTCGACTACCAGGAAGAAGCATTAGCTGTGTCTCCTAAAAAATGTAGCGCGGGTAAGAAAGCAGGTAGTGGTGCTATGTCCTTCTTCCAGTCTTTCGTACCAGCATTGACAATGTTAGCGTTTATACCAGGAGCAGACGTCCTTGCCGGGCCGGGTTTGGCGATAATGGCAGGCGCTGTAATTACGGGTTCTCTGTCTGCCGCCAATGATGAATGCGTCCCTTAGAGTTATATTGATAATATAAAATCGAGTTTCATATACATCCCTTATATGGAAAAATAGTATCATGGCATTTTATGACAGAAACGAATATAAGGACGAGTCAATGTGGCACCTCAAAAAATGTGTTCAATCACATCGCGCTCACTACCAGAAATGGATTGTTCGCAAAAGCTTTCATTCAAACGATAACATTTGGGGGATGGAAATGTACAACTTCGTGAAGGCAAACCCGTTTCCTTCGTTCGAGGAGATGAAGGAAACAATAAACAAAGAACTGTATAAGATAGAAGGGAAAGAGGGGGGCAATTGGATAATTTTGATGGGTTTGAAAAATTACAACGAGGAGAATCACTTGTGTTGTCAGTTCTTATATGAAAATTCCATGAGTGAACGAGATATAGTTTGCTTGGGTAAAGAAGTAGATAAACGAGGTGGGTTTTTCTCTTTGTTATTGACTTTGATTGTTGTTAGTAAGTTTAGCCCATTCAAAGATGAAAGGTGGGGAAGATACAGGATAATCATAGAGGGTAAGTGGTTTGAGAGTGACATGGAAATCTGGCGACAATACTACTGGGATGGATCTTTGCCTGTGATGCGATGTCCATCAATAGAATATGATGAAGCAAAGTTCCAAGCCGTTCTTGCGACTCGTAAAGAAGCGGAAGCTACAATCGTTCTAGAGGAACCAGAAGAGTGGGTAGATCCTGTCCAAGACGAGATTGAGGCACAATATGGAGGTGATTTTACATCCGAGGAATTGGATGAGGCAAGGTTTTTCTGGTCTCGCCCTGATCTATGGAGTTATAAGCAGAACCAGGAAATGCACGGGAAATGGTTAGAATATAGTGGGTGCGCCAAGTGTTATCGCGATGATGGATTTTCAATGATTTCATCGCCGAAGATAGAGGCATTGCATCATCCATCCCGGAAATGCAACAAATGTAAGTGGTGTCCGCGTTTTGACCCATTGAGGAAAAAAGTAATCGCGAGTACATACGGATATTGATACCGTTTTAAAACTAAACGCGAAAAATATATAAAAACGATTGTTTTTTTGAATTATAATTATAATTCAAAAAAAGATTTTAAAAATTTCGCGAATAGTGTGTGGCGGTTTAATTTTTTTAATATCAAATATATTCTTGTTTTCTGCAACACTCATGATATGAAATTATATAGAATGTTTATTTTGTAAATTATTTTTAAAACAAATAATAAAATGGAACAATATATTAAAACTAAAAAACAATGTTGCCAAATTCAAAAGAAATCATGGAGTGAAATGATTAAAGAAACAGAAGACAGCTCTATTTCAAGTACAATACAAGCAATCCAAAAGGAAAAAGAAATGGCTTTCGCTCATTACGAAAAATTGTTTGAAGATCTTGATGAAGTAGAAGATAAGGAGTTTGTTGAAAATGAAAGAGTTAACATGTTGGAAAAGATGGTAGAATTAGCTGAATTTGAAACACATGAAACAATAAAAAAATACGCGATAGAAGTAAACGAATGGGATGTTGAAATAGGAAATAATTTAGGAGTTGGTAATTTTGTAGTGAGACGAGACATGTCTCATATAAATGAAGTAGTTGATGTGATTGGGTTGTTATATGAAACATGGGTTAGCGCAAAGTGGATAGCAATTATGGGTCCAGGTGCTGCTGTCAACGATGACATTTATAAGATTATGCCGGGGAGTGCTCAAGAACAAACTCCAGTCGAACTAATATACTTTGGAAAAGACGTTATTGAAATATCCGACGATTTTTCTAGAAGGAAAAGTCAATGGCTGAGATTTGTTTATTTTCATGCTGAATCAAAATGTAGCAGAATCGGAATAAGAGCTTTTTCCAAAGTTTATTGGCTAAAGGACATAAAAATACCAGATTCAGTTACTGAGATTGGCGCTGGTTGTTTTTATCTTAGCGGTCTTAAAAAAGTTAAGTTAGGTACGAATATAAAAATTTTAGAACCCGAAACTTTTCGCGATACTTATGAATTGAAAAACATACATATTCCAAAATCAGTAACATCCATTGGAAAAAAGTGCTTTTCGTTAACATGGTTCGCAATGATGTATATCGATGAGACCGGACTTGAGAGTATTACTGGACTTGAAAGTGTTATTGATATTGGTCAAGAAGCGTTTTTGAATCAATGGAAACTGCGTTCTTTGAAATTCGGAAAACAACTAAAAAGAATAGGACGTTCATCATTCAAAGGATGTAATAACCTAAAGGAAATAACATTTAAATATAACAGGAAATTAACCATAGATCCAGAAGCCTTCTTGGGATGTGATAACTTAGACACGGTGAAATTAGAAATAGAATTTCCTGTAACTCCTAGAAATTGGGTGCCTATTATAAATGGAGTATTTGATTCTTGTGAAAAATTAATTAAAATGTCTAAATCGTGGAAGAAACAAATAAAAAGTTTAAGGAATAATACTGGAAATATTTATAATGATATTTCAGATGTAACCCTTTATGTTGCTTTTCAAAATCAGTTTACAATCAACGAGGCAGGCCTTGCTTTGAAGTTACCTACTGGTGGTTTTATCAGGGACCAGCTAGCTGGATTTGCACCGACAATGGGAACAACCAGAAGGTTAACAAATGGAGATATTATTACTTTTAACGGTGACTGAAGTTATAATTTGTCAGAATCACATCCAAAATATTATTAAAACCATATGGAAATGTAACAGAGGGATCGGAGTTGGTATATATGTAAATTGTAAAAATATAGTGTGATTTTATGTTCCTTAAAGTTCAATGTTCGATTATTTTATTTTAGTTCTATCCCCTCACATCCAACGGAGCCCACGCCCTGCTCGCCGAGTACGGCTTCAACACCCTGTCACTCATAGGAGTGATCCCCTTGATTTTGATCGACGCTGTGATTTTGTTCGAGGTGATACTGACATCAACTCTTACACCGATACGCTGACAGAGATTGGACTTGGTCTCGGCCTCGTGGATGTAAGTACATATCTTCCTGCCTTTGTTGACATACTTGTCCCCTATTTTCTTGATGAAGCGACAGCACCTATTCGCACAGTCCTTGGGCTTGAGCTCGTCATATCCATGTGCGAAGTTACACTTATCAGGGGGGTACGGACACTTATCACCCTTGGACACGGACTTACACATCTGAGTAGCAGTAACCTTTTTACTCATCGGCTTGGGAGCAACAGCCTCAGCGACAGAGACCGCATCATCGGTCTCGCGAGGTGCGATATAGAGAGCCTTCTCGATCTGTTTCGCTATCTTACTGTTCTTGGTTTCCTTGGTGTTAACCTTGGTCCATCCACTGGGATCCGAAGCGATTGCGACCGGAGCCTCAAAAACATACTCAGTAGTGGCAGTCTTGACCCTGAACGCCTCAAGTTCTTCACGCCTGAACTTTTGCCCCTCAGTTTCCTCCACGACTTCGGCCTTGACAATGGGGTTAGCCGCAGCAAACTCGGCGGCTTTCTTGGCCTCCATCTCAGCGCGCTGCGCATTGACACGAGCAATTGTGATAGATCTCTGGGTCTCCTCGACCTCTTCCTTCTCAGCGATAGCCTTCCTTCGCAGGCGCCTGGCGGCCGCAATCTCAGCAGAAAGCGCCTCACTGTTCAACTCCTGGAGAGTCGCCTTGTGACCTTTACCTCCGCCGTTACGGCGATGTCCCCATGCTTGGCGATTGGTTGCAGAGGCTTTGATACCATTGCGCCAAGTATAGAACTTGGCTGACGCCTCGGGCTTCGCATCATCTTCGATAGCCTTCATCTTCGCCAACTGCGCTGAAGAGAACTTAGGGATCTTGGAAAGGAGAATTTCGTTGGCGATCTTGACCTCAGTCGCATCAGTATAGATCTTATCGTAAACAGCCTTAGCGACCTCATCGAGAGACTGCTTTTCGAGCTGGGACCTGAAGAAACTCAACTGTTCGTTCTTGAAGTCGTTCTTGCGTGCCTTGACTTCGGCGGCGAAGATCTTGGTCTCATACGCTATGCGTCTAGCCTCGAGCGTAGCCGCCTTGAGCTTATGAACCTCCTCCTCCTGGCGCAGGGTCTTCATCGCCTTGGCGACTCGACTGACTGTGTAGAAAATACCAGGGGTGGGAATGGCGCTGTCGAGGTACGGCCTACCCACGGCGTCCTCATATTCGTACTGCTGTTCGTCGCAGTCGAAATCATAGTACTGATCGTAGTACTCATCACTGTATTTGTTATATATTTGGGTGTAGTTGTTTTCATCCTGATTCATTCTGTAAGTTAATTGATTCATGGTTGGTTTAAGGGGGTGCCGAGGAGGGGTCTACACTCGGCGGGGTGACACTGTGTGACAGGCAACTTTTTTGCAGTACAAGGACCGCTAGGAAAAAACATTGAGAAAAAGATGATCTATTGTGCGTACTTCACGGGCTGGAAAGAAAAATCAACACTCTGTGCATTGGGACCTTGACATACCGGCCATTCAAAAACAACTACGGAAATGAATGCCATTTGCCTAAAGTAATTCCCGGGGACGCATCCCACCGATATAATCGGCTCGCTATTAAAACACCGCTTTTAGATTGTGTCTCACAGCCATATGATTTTGGTCGCCGTTTCTTGGGCGTTGCTTGACACTTAGGATCAAGACAACTATTATGCCTGGCTTTTGGGGTTATCACATGGGATGATTCTATCTCTAAACGAACTATTTCAACAACGACTGTCATCACTTGGAAATACCAAGTGAAACGGGCGTTTCAACTACTAAAGACTGAGTGAACATGGCCGGGCAGCCAGCGGACGAAATAAATCGCTTCACCGGGCCCGGTAACTGTATCCACTATACCAGGAGGATCACCCCGGGGTTCCAAATGAAAAAAATGGAACCCCGGGGCTATATGAACTGGTACCCCGATTTCTCAGGTCTGCTGTATCCTTGCTTCGCGCTAACTCTCCCCCACGATCCGATCCACTCTCCACACGACCACCCCAAACTCGCCTCTTCTCCACCTTTTTGTCTTCCTTTGGATCGGTCCAAAGGAAGAGACACTTTTGCGCCAACTGCGCCATCCTCCACACTTTTTCTTTGAAAATCACTCTCGATAATCATTTTTTGTATATCACTTTTCTGACTGCACTTGTTTCCAAGGTATTCATTATTTTTTTGAGTTTTTTTGCTGTACGCAGCCGTGATGTACTTTTTTTACCTACCCTTTCACACTCACACTTTTTCTTTGAAAATCGCACTTGATAATCATTTTTTTACATTGTAGAAGTCTGTCTCTGGAGCGGACTTGGCTTGGACGAAAAGACACACGGTAGCTTCCCTTCGTTTGACCAACTGTCATCTAGTTCGCCAAGATCCCCAATCTCAAGATCAAATATGTCCGGGGATGACGAAAGGGCAATATCGCTAATAAGTTCAGGAAAGTCATCAGTTGTGTAACTAAAGTCCATATCTACCCCCCGACTGTCAGAGTGTGGTGGGATACCAAACTTATAGCTGTTCCGCCTGATAGGGCCTGGTACTGGCTCAGGCTGACTAATAAACTTGTGGGTAGTTGCGTAACTAAAAATATCCTCGTCTGGGTGAACAAACATACACGTCTCTGGATGATCCTTGTGGCGATTGCACCTATTGCCGTACTTACACATCCGCGGGTAAAGCTCCATGATGGTGTGAGCATGCCTGCATTTCCCCCTTCCCATACACCTCCCCCCTCCTTCAGTAACCGACCGGCACAAAATGGTCTTGCTCATATTCTTGATGGTGTTGTTGGACTCCATGACAACTTTTCCCTACAAATCGTCTTCATAAATCATTTTTTGTCACTTTTGAACAACGACGCTTTCATTCCATTCAACACTGTTTTCCTGTCTCTTGGGTTCAGTTTCATCGCCTGAACACCCATTTTACAAAACACTCTCCAAAACACCCATTTCCCATAAATATTCGAAGTCTTGATGATACCGTTCATGTGCTTATCTTATATCTACAAATCGGTAAACAAAAAACATTTTTTTTTATTAGAAAACGAAAGATGATTAATTTAACAAGTATTAGACGGCAATCATTCGTCATTACCATTGAAATAGATTTTTAAACTATCAAACATGGGTAGTTACCGAATTAATATTCACATAAAAACCGTTTTTGTCAAAAGTTAATTTGTATTATTATTAGTTACATATATATATATAAATAAGTGACAATATGAATTACGAAAAAACAAAAAAAGAGATTCTTAAAAAACAGAAAGATCTCCAACCAGAAATTGCACGTGAGATATGGGAAACAAATATTGACGAAATGTACAACTTGTTTGAAGAGCACAAAAAAAACATAATGACTAATTATTCAAAAGGCCCTGAACGCAATACTGAATTGTCTAACTTGATGTCTAAAAAAATAGAGTTTACAATGAAGTTTTCAGATGGATTGTACAAAGATTTTATGGTGATTAAACTAGATAGTGAACTCGAGCCTTCTCCGTGTATCATTCCGCCTAATGTTACCGAATTAATAATCATGCCAAGCGACTGGTATACCGGCCCGATTAAAACGCGACTAACTGAAATACCTCCTAGTTTGTTTGCTTCTGAAATGATAGGTTACGGAATCACATCTGGTGGATTCGCGAATACCACTCTTCGAATAGGTCCCGGTATTACAGAAATTGGTGATTATGCATTCAGTAACCCTCGGTTCGACAAGATATATCTTCCTAATACACTTGAAAAAATTGAAATCGGGGCGTTTGAAAAATGTGCTTTTAGTACCATTCACATTCCTCCCTCTGTAAAATACATCGGTTCAAATGCGTTCGCCGAGAATGATTATCTTACTTCAGTTACAGGTATGAAAGGTGTGACCACGATCAAAAGTACTCCGTTTAATGAGACCAAAATTGACTTTATTGAAATATGGAAACCTCTTTCTGAAATTGACTACGAATCAAACTGGAATGGGTATGGAGGATCACAATTTAACATGTTTTATGGAACACGATTAAACAAAGACGAGGACAACGACAACACAAACCTTTATGAAGAACTTTACGAAGCAACATTAAAACGAGAGTATTATTTTAAAGTACTTGAAAAGTACACAGGCACGAAACTGGAATGTGGAAAAAACACCCCTGATGATATTAAATTCTGTTTATTGAATCTTCCATCAAATGCACAAGTGGGCGGTCAGTTCACTGAAATAATAAAGTTCCTTGGATGCAGGGTTTTAGGGTATTTAAAACCAGATACACTTACAGAGATGTCAAGATTATACGGTATGGGTATTCGGTGTTTTGACTTTCCTAGTCTCGTTCAACCTGGTATAATAAACGAGCTTAACCGTCTTGTTGACGGGAATAAAGACAACTGGTCGACGTGTGATAGCGACGATGAAAGTGGCGAGAAATGGTGGAGAACTGGCGAAGATGGAATAGTTGATGTATTTGGAAAACTTGAACCAATTCATATTATTGGTTATTATAAATGGACTCATTACATAATGTACCTCCTTTCGTCTCATAATTTCAAGGTAATACGGGATGACCAAACCGACGACGATGATGACGATGATGACGATGACGATGATGACCAAACCGACGACGATGATGACGATGATGACGATGATGACGATGATGACCAAACCGACGACGATGATGACGATGATGACGATGACGATGATGACCAAACCGACGACGATGATGACGACGATGACGATGATGACGATGATGACCAAACCGACGACGATGATGACGATGATGACCAAACCGACGACGATGATGACGACGATGACGATGATGACGATGATGACGATGGTTTCGCCCCCATCGCTGGTTATAAGATGGCCTTACCAGATGAACCAAGCGAAACATATGAAGCGATAACGGAAGCCTCGAATAACACAGTGACTTTTAATGGGAATGGATCGATGGATTGGAGAAAGGCACATTTTCGTAACTTAAATATGAAACAAGTAGGTGTCACATACCACCCCACGATTGCTCAATATTATGTTTTGTTTTCCCAAATGGTTAGTAGAATGAAAAGTACTGGAAAAAACATAACAAATTATTATGTATTGTGTCCGTTATATCAAAACTCTAGCAATGGAAGATGGCTTGATGTATTTGATTATCAATTAGCAGTAACCGGGACATTAATGAAAAGCGAGTTGGCTTCAATTGGGTCCGCGATGAGAAGAGAAGTTGTTGAAGAGTTAAATATAAACACAGATATCGAACCATTAGACGGTGATTACCAACTTCCGGCTTATAACTTTGGATGGGGAATCGCAAACAATAATACTGCCCCAGTATTGAATTATGATCACGACGGTTCAGATGCACCAAAAGAAGTACTAAAGAAGCAAGTAATAGTCGCTATTTTGGAAGAAATATCTGAGGTCGATAACAGTCGTGTTAATAATCATTTTCATTGCGAAGATGATATTGTTGGTTTTGTAAGAATTAAATTAACAGATGTATTAGAACGGTTAACGACTGACATTGATTTGAAAATAAATATCGAAGAAAACAAACAATTCAAGCCAAAACTACAACGAATGGCGGATCAGTATAGGGGTGGATTAACAATATAAAACGATGGTTTTTGAGTTTACTGTATGAATTGACCAGACTCTAAACGAACTTATATGTATAATTTTGTTTAAATATATATACTTAAACAAAATAATAAAAATATTATTGTGTTAATATTTTAAAACTGATAGTTTTAAAATATTTTACATGTAAATAAATGGACGAATATTTAAAACTAAAGGAAGAATGTTGTCAAAAGCAAAAAAAAAGATGGAATAATCTGATTGAAGGTGTTATTATAAACCAAGATGAATTAATCCCCCGATTTACACAACTCACAATAGAAAGCGAAAAACAGGATTTATTTCGTTATTACGTTAAGTTAATGCAATCTCTCGACAAAATACCTGATAAAAATTTCGTAAATATTGAATATTCAAAAATGTTTGAAAAAATGATTGATTTGGCCGAATTCAATGGAGGTACAAACCTTGGAATACGTTACTTCCAGGTACGAAGAGGTATTGTTATTGATAGCCGCCCTGCTTTTATTATGGCAATAATGGGACCCGGGAGTATAGGTAGTGAAAACATTATTGACGATGATACGGAAGAAATACATATTACAAAAATACAAAAACTATATTTCGGTAGAGACATATTGGGATTGGAGCCTTGGACGTGTAGTGACTTCAAAAAGCTTCGTAATGTTTATTTTCACCCAGATTCAGAGTGTTATATTTTAGGTGCTGGAGTATTCGAAGGTTGTAGTTCTTTAAAAGAAATAATAATTCCAAATAAAGTAGTCAAAATCGCAACTGGTTGTTTTTACGGTTGTGGATCTTTAAAAAATGTCATCATTGGACAAAAAGTAGAAGAACTATCGCGGTCTGCTTTTCAAAATTGCCAAACTCTAAAAAAAGTTCATATTCCAGATTCTGTAAAGTTAATTGAAGAAGAGTGTTTCAAAATATCCGCAGAAGATGGGTATGAAGGTGGTTTGGTTGAAATAACCGGTATGAAAAATGTAGAAGAACTAGGACATAGTGTTTTCGTAGGAACTGAAATTACAAATATTAAACTAGGTCCTCATCTAAAGAAAATAGGAAGAACTTGTTTCATGGGTATTTCGCTGACAACAATCACACTTGAATATAATGACGATCTCGAGATCGATTATGACGCATTTAATAACCTCGATGAATTAACAATAATTAATTTATTAGGAGGAAACACGAAAAAATGGGTTGCAAAATTAAAAGGACAGTTTATGGATTGTTGGAAAATCCACATGTTATCAGAGAGATATCAAGAACAAATAGAAAAAATAAGAATAAGGAATGATTTCAAATGGGATATTTCAGACGAAGTTATTTACATTGCATATGCGCGAATTCTAGAACAAGAAGCAATGCAGTTAATGAAAGGCGGGTCGACGAATGTTCAAATCCCACAGGATATAAGCAGATATATCGCAGGGTTTTCACCAAAAAACTAATACGATATTATCTTACTGAAATCTATTGTATACAATAGATTTGAAATAATCCCTCGTGTAATCGAACCACTGATCACCGTATTAATCTTATCTCGTGGATTGGTCAAATTATGGGTGTGTTTTTAACGAACGGATACCAGTTTCCCATATGGACAAAATGCGGTACTTTTATATAGTCTACTTCCATCTAAAATTTTCCCTGCATTTGTTTAAGTTGGTGGGGGTACTCCAGTTACAATGCGGTACATTATTAACATTTTTAGAATAATAACTGAATCCTAAACCTCCCCCACTCAATGGGGATGTACCAATATCACCCTCTTGACATTTAAGACTGTTATCAGTTTGAACCCAGCAATTGCCGTTCTTACTGTTATAACTGTAACCGGCGCATTTTGGATCGTTGGAACAAGAAGTTTGGCATGTACCCACGGACTTGTTGGAAAGTAGCGAATACGTTCTGTCATTTTCGGTTCCACATTGATAACCACCAGGTGCAGTGTTACTGAGGCCGCTAAATTTAGTATAATTACCACCCCATACAGGTTTCCCGTCACAAACTTCCGCACGTGAGCATATTTCTTCTGTATCACCGCAACCCCCCCCCCTTCAGGTTCAGGTGCCCAGCATCTTGTTTTTATACACGAATCAACATCACAATCACCCCAATCTGTATATTCCCCAACACAAGCCACAGATTGCCTGTCAAATGGTTTTATAAGTTTTTCTATAGTAGAACCACTGAATATACTTGCGAAATCACCATCGGATATTCCGGTCCAGGTAGATACATTCACGATGGTATCACCTAATGATACATCAGCAAATGCACGAAACACATTCACGTTGTTTGTTACGCTAACGGTAGGAAAATCAGATAAATCAATTTTCCCTGATTGGACAGTTGAACCATCAAACATAAACGATGCAGTGATGCTGGTTTTTGGTACGATCCAACCAGTTAATAACAAACTATTTACGATACTATCTTTGAACAAAAAGCTCATTTTCACGGTACCAGTGATATTCCAATTTCGTAAATCTAAGGTCCCAGTAACATTTATACCACTAAATGCAAAATTCAGTGTATTTGATTCTTTAATGCATGTAAGACCGACGGCTGATAAGTCGCCTGTTATTGTTGCACCGTTGAACATATAGCTCGTTCCGGAATTCGTATTCCATGTTGAGGAACCGCCTATATCATCCCAATAATCAATAGTGAGATTACCGAATTTAGAATTCACAAACATAAACGATGTACTTGAGGCTGAACTCAAAACCCACCCAGTCGCGTCTAATGACGTGATTTCTGCATTATTGAACATGTACATTACGTTAGAAAATGAATGAGTTACCCATTTAGTGAGGTCGAGATGGGAATTTATAGATGCAAAGGCAAACATGCTAGATACATTAATAACATTTCCCGTATTCCAAGCTGCAATTCCTTCTATAGAAGGTACTACACATGCATGAAACATCATCGACATATTTTCGACATTTAAGTTGCTCCAACCGAGTTTCAAAGGAGAAGATGTTTTAAAATTCTTAAACATAGCAATCATATTTATTACATTTTCGACAGCCCACCCCGAAATATCAAACGAATCTATTTCAGCGCCTGTAAACATACCGGACATTTGCGTTACATTACTTACATTCCATTCAGAAATCTTGAGGGTTCCTATCTTCATATTTGAAAATGCACTGGACATATTAACGACGTTACCTACATCCCAATTACTCAAGTCAAGAACTGGTATTTTAGTGTCTGGTGTAAGCGATGAAAATAAACCGGATAAATCAGTTACTTTGCTAGTGTTCCATAACTCAATTGGTCCTAACACGCAGCATAAGTCATTGATATTTCTTCCCTCGGAAAATTGTTTCTTTATCTGTATAATATCGTTATCGATTAGGGACACTCCCCTGGTTGTCGATAACGAATCTATGTTAGCACATTGGTCGAATGCTGGACACATTGATGTATTTTCAATGACTGGTTCGAAAGACAAAGGAATAAATGTTGGGGTTGATGCCGCCGCCGTTGTAAAGACCTCAGGATTCTTACAGTAACAAGTCAAGTCACCACCCGGTGTCATATCGCAACCGGTAAATTCACCGTCTTTATTTTTAGCTTTTACGCAGCTAGATCCCACCGGCGCTTCGTTGTTCCATCCGGTGGAGCAGTAAGTGTCGCAGTTCACACCTCCGTTGTTACCGACTGTCATCTTGTCGTAATTGTAATCAGGTCCGGACAACACCGATGGGTCGTAGCAGTAATCATAATTATTTACGTCGCCGTCCCCACCGAGGAAACAGCCCGGAACTTGGGAGGTGGAGGATTCACGTTGGAAGCACTTCAGATCTCCAGCGCAGTCTACGTCACCGTCACAGTCCCCGGTGCACACGCCGCAGTTGGGACTGCATGTTGCAGTACCGCCCTTGTTTATGAGAGGTCCGGGATTCTTACAGTAACAAGTCAAGTCACCACCCGGTGTCATATCGCAACCGGTAAATTCACCGTCTTTATTTTTAGCTGTTACGCAGCTAGATCCCACCGGCGCTTCGTTGTTCCATCCGGTGGAGCAGTAAGTGTCGCAGTTCACACCTCCGTTGTTACCGACTGTCATCTTGTCGTAATTGTAATCAGGTCCGGACAACACCGATGGGTCGTAGCAGTAATCATAATTATTTACGTCGCCGTCCCCACCGAGGAAACAGCCCGGAACTTGGGAGTTGGAGGATTCACGTTGGAAGCACTTCAGATTTCCAGCGCAGTCTACGTCACCGTCACAGTCCCCTGTGCACACGCCGCAGTTGGGACTGCATGTTGCAGTACCGCCCATGTTTATGAGATCCGTATTAAGAGGAATAAAATTTGTATCTGTCATTTGTTTTATATAATATTTAATATTTAATATTAAATATTATAATTATCACATCTTATTATTGTGTACATTACTCGTTTTATTCGCTTAATTACATACGACAAAGTCCATGCGCGATGGCTCGAAATAACGGCAGTGAAACAACTCTCCTAAATCAATATCCTTTTTAACAGCATTTACTACGATGGTGTCTGTAATGGTTTTCTTATTTTCTTTGTCTGCTTCGTGAAGTGACACCTCCAGTAATTCGATCGTCAAGTATTGGAGGACACCACCTGCATACACACCACTTTCATCCGAAACACGTAAACCTTTCTCTTCGTTATCAGCTACCATACTTCTAATCATATTTTCAACAATTGATACTGGTATATCAAGACCAGCCTTCGTAGAACGCGACGTTCCTTTAGGGTGTACAGTCGTTGCATTGTATCTGGTATACGCCTTAAGTGCGCGACTCCTCCCGTACTTACTTATTTCGGATGGTAAGGACACCTTGACAGACGCCTCTATGTCACGGGCCTCAACAGTACGTTTCCGACAATTCATCTTTATCACAATTGCATTCATAACAACCTTTTCGAGTGCATTGATTAACAATGCTTCAATCTCGCCAATCGCAACCGATGAAATACGGGATTCTGACGCTATTAATTTTAACTGTTTACGAATATATGTTCGTAAGCTCATTTATGTAATAATAATTTATTTTTATATTAATTATTATTAGTTGTTTATATAATAATTCATCGCGTGCTTTCCGACACCTTAATCATCTCTTCGATATTTAAAAATTCACGTTAATTACATCCGCATCACACCCGCCAACCGCAATCTCTCACTACGACGACGCAACTTTGACGTATTCGGGATGAGATCTAGACGCTTATTCCATTCATTTACATCATCGACATAATTAAAGTCGTAGTCATCTGGGTGGATGCGTCTCCTCACACACTCACGTGTCAGCTCTTCCAAGTCATCACTATACGGATAATAATCAACGAGAACATCCTTGACACTGTCGAAATCACGCCTCTGCATTACATACTCGTACCGACCAACAAGTTGCTCGAATGTAATTCCGTCTCTGACACACTTCCACTCGAGCTTCCACTCTACAGGGTCACATGTATCCCGCATGAGTTTGCCTAACCCCTTATGTAATACGGGACGAGTTGAAATTGGCCGGAGACAATCACCCGACTGAACCCACTCACAGAACGAAATATCATTATTCATCTTCTCGTTAAGTCTCGAATAAAAAGTAGGGGTTTCAGGCCAAATGTTTCGTACATGAGAATCCTCGTCCCTCCTCCTCTTCTTGGAGCTACATTCGGCTAAATCGCATCGTTTACGCTTACGAGGAGGTGACTGAGGTGACTGAGGTACATCGGCAGAACTCGTGGTCGCCGGTGTACTGAACCTTGCAATCTTCGCGTGGATGAAATCACTCAGCTTACCAGCCTCAACACGAGCAATTATCATCCCGTAACGATCGATAAGACTCTCGGGCGTAAGCGTATCAAGGGATATGGGATTACGAGAAGTGACGTACTTCAACACATTCAACGTATCTGCCATACTGAGAACATCGCCATGATCACGACTGTTCCATAGTTCGTTGATCCACCCAGAAAACTCACCGTCCTCGTCAATTTCTCCCATAACAAAACTCATCCCTTCCTGATAGGAAAACTCAGAAAACCCAAACCTTTCCCAGATCTTGAGATCCACAAAATCCCAAAATAAATTATATACGTGATTAACAAGTGACATGGTTGGTTTTTGATTACAAAACAATCTCTAATTTTAATTTTAATTTATTACCAATCTCGGTCGTCGTCATCTCCCAAACTTTCTAGATATTGATCCCTGTATTTATCACGTCGATCTTCATATGCCTCTTTTTTCGCCCACTCATCAAGCTCTACAATCTTCTTCTCTAGCAAAGGCGATAGGAATCGTCGCTTTATTTTAAGGTGATGGATGGATGCTTTTGTACGTTTCCAGTAGGAGTTCGAGTGATTCGAATTGATCAGTTTTTCATTCAACTCTTCAATGATGTTATCGCAGTCGTCGATGTGTTGCTTGACTTCATACATTTGTAAGTCATTATACTTTTTATCATTTGGGTCGAAATCGAGACGATGTGAGTACTCATCCTTGGTCTCGCCCTTATGTATATATGTACACGTGAACGGAAAACACCGTTCTCTAGCTCTACACTTACCATCTCGTCTACATACATTCGGATTGATCTCGTCCCTCCTATGCGCCCACGTACACTCCAATCCTCTACGAAGAGCTGGACACGTCATCCCCGGAACCCGTGTACTGATACAGTACTGAGGGAAAATATTCTGTTCGATAACAGTCGCCATTGTTGATTTCGGTTGTAGAGAAACGTTATGAAAATCATTTTTTTCATAACAAGAAATATTCTCAATTTTATAAGATTTATTCTAATATAATCGGGATGAGTCCATTGTCGAAACACTTCATGTTATTTTTCGAGTCTTTTCTCCAATCAACCGACTGGGCAATTAACTTAACACCGTTTTCATATGCGATAGTCAGTTTCTCTGAAAACTTTTCACACGCTTCTGTGTAAGGTCTGAAATACTTACAATCACTCCTTACTACCACAAACAGGACGCATGCTCGAATTTCAGGATAACGCTCATCTTTCTTGGAACCATTTGCGATCTCTGTAAGTTCACATACGTGTTTTATAGCGCGAGCGCTTACAACTTTTGTATTTTCGTATTTTTGATTCTTTTTACCACATGGAAAAATCGCAGCGTCTGTACCACTTGTCTTATTTGTTATAAGATTTTCATCACTATCGCTATCAACCACAGTTTTCACTTCCACAATACTATAACTTCCATCTTCGTGAGTAATTAAGAAATCAGTGCGCGTATTCGTACCTGTAACCTTACTTACCTCTCTTTCACACTTTACTATTTTACTTGTATGGACTGGTCCGTATATTGAACCCTCTGACAAATAAGCGCTTGCTATGTCCTCTCCTATTTTTGGATGAGCTGCAATCCATATATTTTTATATTGAACTAAACAACTATGCAATTCGCATTTAGGGGTTCCATATTTTTTAGAAACCGAATCGTTACCCACTCGTTTTCTGTCTTTGGTGCCTTCTCTCGCGAACTTCATTAAACATACAGTGTTTGGTATACACTTCCCGCCTAAATGAAGAGATGGAACATGGGCTATCGCATTCCGGTCTTCTGAAGGAATATACACATCGGCAACATACGGGGACTTATTAAATTGTGACGGACGTGCTTTCAAAATACACGACGTCATATCTTCATCTATAAATTCATAAACAATTGACATGTATGATTTTAAAGCTAATCAATAATTATATTTTTCGATTTTACAATCGAGAAACAACTAAATGTAATAACGGAAGGAGATTCGTTTTAACCTCATACTTGTGAGGAAAATAATGAACAGGGATCAAAGGAAGAAGACCTTAATGATTTATCATTCGATCAGCACATCCTCCTTATCCATAACAATTGTCGGTTCCGAAAGAGGAATATTTTCTAGTATACCTATATCTGACGATATAAACGAGTGACAACACTCTTTTATTTTATCTTCTATCACATCGAGGCGCGCGCATGTTTGTACACACGTGGAATATGTTTCTTTTAAATTCATTATACCTGTACATGCGTTATTCAAGTGACCCAATAACTCGTGATCATTCGGGTCTTCGGTGACCAAGCTAATCGCCTTAATAACAACTCTATTTATCTTATTTATCGTTTCATCTCTATTGTCGCCTCTCATCCAACGTCTTATTGACTGAGGAACGTAACTCGACATTGGTTCTATATTCATATACACACCAGATGTATTGAGTCGTGTATTGACAGGTAGTTTAGACAAAACATTCAGATTAACATTTACTTCATCCTTTTCGATTTCTGATATAGACGGCATTTATAATATTAAAGAGTTTATAATTAAATAGATATTTAAAATTACCCATTCAACATAAAATCGTTTTGGAAATAATATTTTTTACATAATATACAAATCATACAAATGTCATATAATTCACATAAAAATATTGAACCTGTCACTCAAAGGTTTGTACTTGCAGATGATACTAAAAAGGAGCTTAAATCAATGACGCCTGAATTTGGTTTTAACGGATTGGGAGAAGTTGTATTCCGAAGAACATATAGTAGAGATAACGAAGATTGGGCGGACGTAGTTATACGCGTCGTTGAAGGAATGATGTCTATCAGAAAAGAACACTATACTCGTAATTCACTTAGGTGGGACGACATCTCATGGCAGCCCAAGTCATATGATATGGCAATCAGTCTTTTCAAAATGGAGTGGTTGCCTCCTGGTAGGGGATTATGGATGATGGGAACTGAATTTGTATACAATCGCGGCTCTATGGCGTTGAATAATTGCAGTGCTACAGATACCGAAAACGATTTGGTCCATTCAGCCGAATGGACCATGGATGGCCTCATGAATGGCGTAGGTGTTGGATTTTCAACAAATTGGAGAGGCGAAGCAACAAAACCCAACAAGCAGATTCCCGAGCGTTTTGTTATCCCAGATAGTAGAGAGGGGTGGGTGGAATCTCTTATCCGGTTAATGTGTTCTTACATCGATTCTCCCAGATATGGTAAAACCAACTATCCAGAATTTGATTACTCGTGTATTCGCCCGGCGGGGAGACCAATTAAGGGGTTTGGTGGTCAAAGCAGTGGCGCGGAACCGTTGGAGAAAATGCACAAACGAATTGATGGGTATCTGAATGCATTTTGTGAAAGAAAACTCACTGTAAAGGATTCGGGTGTTAAGCAATATGGTCATACTCGATTGATAGCCGATGTTTTCAATGCTATTGGGGCATGTGTTGTAGCGGGGAATGTGAGGCGTTCTGCGGAAATTTGTCTTGGGGATGTTGACGATGATGATTTCATGAACCTTAAGAATTACGAAGAGAATCCAGAGCGTATGGAGATCGGATGGTTGTCGAATAATTCGGTTCGACTCAAAGCAGATGATGAGTTCAGTGATTTTAGCTACATCCCGGCCATTGCAAAACGGATCATAGACAATGGAGAACCTGGTTTGATTAATTTATACAATATGCAGACATACGGGAGGTATGGAAAGGAATCTCCAGATAAGGCAAGTATGTGCAATCCATGCGGTGAAATATGTCTAGAGGGAGGTGATGGGGGAGGAGGAGAATTATGTAATCTCTCGGAGGTATTTCCTCATAGATGCGATTGTCTTAATACATTCAATAAAGCCCTCGAGTACGCAACCTTTTATTCCACCAGTGTTTCCCTTCTTCCTACTCACCGTCCAGAGACGAATGCTATTATTGCTCGTAATCGTCGGATCGGTGTATCGATTTCGGGAATCGCACAGTGGGTAAGTGGCGCGGTTCCTAATGGATGGGGGCTTATGAATTATACACGTCTTACGAAAATTCTACGAGATGGATATGCAATCGTAAAGAAAGAGAATGTTCGTCTTGCGAATGAGGCTGGAGTTCCTGCGTCAATTCGGATAACCACGATTAAACCATCTGGATCAATTTCTCTCCTTGCGGGGGCGACCCCAGGAGTCCATTACCCTGTATCTAGATTTGCAATTCGTAGGGTGAGAATTGGTTCGGATAGTCCGCTAGTTCCATCCCTTAAAAAAGCAGGGATTCCGCATGAACCAGATAAGTATTCTGAAAACACTCTCGTGTTTGAATTCACCATTGATCACGGTAATGTTCGATCGTGTGAGGAAGTAAGTCCATGGGAGCAATTCAGTTTGGTGGCGTTATTACAGCGGTGTTGGGCCGATAACATGGTGAGCGCAACGATTTATTTCGACAAGGAGAAGGACGCACCCGATGTCGAAAAGATGTTAGCGATGTTTATTCCTGTTCTTAAATCGGTTAGTATGCTTCCACACAGTGGTCACGGATATGAACAGGCACCGTATGAACCGATCGATGAAAATGAATATAATAAACGAAAGAACGCTTATAGTATCCCTGATTTCGATAACGTATCTGGAAGCGTCCCGGCGGGGAGTAAGTTTTGTGATGGAGACTCGTGTGTTTTGTAGTTAACTTATAAAATGTGTAAACAAACACCATATACTTTAAAAATCTTTTAAATTTTTACTTTCGTAATGAAAGTAAAAATGTCGCATTTAACAAATGTAAATAATATGTCAGATGATCAAAAGACGTATATAACCGATGAGTTGAAGGTTAAAATGGAGGATAAATATAGCTTTGGTCCAATAATGTATTTTTATCCTTATGATTTGGAAGGAGATGGTACTATAAAATTACCATTCAATTATGGTAATAAACGACTTAAACTAAAAAGACGTAAACGAAGTGATTTCACGCAAATTGAATGCGCGTTCGATGGCGAATTGAGAAACGAACAACAAATTGTCAAAATCGAAGCTACCAATGCTCTGAACAAACACGGATCGGTAATTTTATCCATGTATTGCGGATTCGGTAAGACAATCACATCTATCAATCTTGCTTGTTCGATTCGAATGAAAACACTTATTATAGTGAACAAGGTAGTACTGATGCAACAATGGTTGACTAGTATTAACCAGTTTGCATCTGGATCTAGTGTTCAAAAAATCCTACCTAAAACAAAAATAAAAGACTGTGATTTCTATATAATCAACGCGATTAATGTGTCAAAAATCCCACCAGAACACCTCAGGGATATCGGTACTGTAATAGTCGACGAAGCCCATTTGATTATGGCCGAAACAATCTCGAAGTCTCTCCATGGCGTTCAACCCAGGTATCTGATCGGTCTGACAGCGACACCTTACCGACCAGATGGCCTCGATTCGCTTTTAGGGTTTTATTTTGGAGATGTTAAAATTATCAGAGAATTATACAGAGAACATACTGTTTACAAAGTCGAAACCGGGTTCGAACCGATCGTCGAACTTACACAGCAAGGTAAGGTAAACTGGAATTCGGTGTTAGACAGTCAATCGAAAGACCCTGAACGAAACGAACTGATAATACGAATAATTAGAGAACACCCAGAACGAAACTTTCTGGTGTTAGTGAAACGGGTTGAACAAGGACATCTGATAGAAAAAATTTTAAACGAATATGGCGAGAATGTAACTAGTTTACTTGGGTCAAATCAAACTTATGATTCGACATCCAGGATCCTGATCGGAACGTGTTCAAAGGTAGGGACTGGCTTCGATCACCCAAAACTAGATACATTATTATTAGCGGCTGATGTTCAAGAGTATTTTATCCAGTATTTAGGAAGATGTATGCGAACACTCGACACTAAACCAGTAATTTTCGATTTAGTAGATAACTACTCTCTACTGACCAAACATTATACTGTCCGTAAAAAGATATATGAAAAACATGGAGGTATTATAAAGAAAGTTAAATATTGATATCGGAAACTTCATTTTGTTTCAAGTCTACCGCGTCCTTCAAACCAGTCACTGACTGACAACGGGTGGAAAGGCTTTTTTCAATGATAATAACATCTCCTTTTTCACGTAGTTCGGATCAGAAACTCTGTACTGACGCGTTATCAGATTCAAGAAGACAATCTCCGTAACCGCGACAAATATCAATATAACGAACGAGTCTTTGACTATATGAATTCCGATACCGCCTATGTATGCGACTACCATAGTTGAAAGTATACCAACAACGAGCAATATACTTAGAGCTATCATCGCCTCTTTCATTAGTTTATTGTTCGCCTCCTTCACTGTCGCATCTTTTTCCGTCATATCATCAGGAACCTTCAGATTATCGATGATAGACATCCTGACACTCGATGGTAAAAACACCCTGAGGTCAGTCGCGATATCAGTTGCGATATATGAACTCTGGTCTTTTACTATATCTTTCTCCACACTCGCGGCGTAAGTAAAAAAGAAAAATCCTATAAATACTGAAAATATCGTAATATTTAAAATTATCTGTGATAATTGATGTGTATTCATTTATTATAATATTATAATAAATGAATACAGTATGTTCTAAAAATATATCAGGTGGTGTATCTATTGGAATTAATGGTGTTTTACACGTACTAATTCTGTTTGTATTTTTAACCATATTATATTTTTTCCTCATTGCACCTCTCGAACAGAAGGCATTTGAAGATGAGATATCAGATCAAATCAACGGAGTGGTAACCGATCAGTTTATCGCTATGAAAAAAGATATGGATGAAACTACCGTTGACATAATAACGAACACGGTCAATTACAGTTATGAAGATAATGGGAATGAAGTGTATGTAATAGATGAAATGATTGATAATTTTGATACACCAGATAAATTGGTATCAGAACATAATAAATGGGTTAAAATAACGGCATTGACGCTTATTAGTTTTATTACAATTAGCTTGATTATTTACTTACTTACTTTGAAAAATACATGCGGTAAAGACACTGGTATCGTATCCATTCTGAAAGAGAATCTGTTTACTTTTGTTTTCGTGGGACTTGTTGAATATCTATTCTTTACTAAGATCGCGTTCAAATTTGTTCCTGCGCCTCCAAGTGTCTTACTGACAACCATGATTGAAACGTTTAACGAAATACTAGCTTAACATTTACAAATCGATTTCGCTTGATAAGTTCGATCGTTTCGCCAACTTGATCAATGGTTATGTTAAACACTATCGGTTTTGTATCGACGATCTTTCGAGGTGTAGTCAATACCATTCCAATCCGCTCACACAACAACATTTTATCATCGCTTTCCCCAGTATGACCAAATGGACATATTTGACTATCCACGTTCGTCCATTTACCATTGATCTCTTTGACACGCCTACACCTATCACCGAAAGAACACGGTATAACTTTAAGATCATTTGGTGTATGAGCAAACTTACATCTCCCGTTATGTCTGCAAATCCCTCCTGGAACGGTTACCGACTTACATAACCTGGTCTTTTCCCCACCTTGGTCAGTTGTCACGTATGTCTTATTTTTAAACACAGAGCCCCTGTTAGATCTATATGAAACATACATAGACTGGGCGATAGAGTCTGTTAACTGCTTCTTCTTTTTCTCCCCCACAGTCTCCCACTTATCAATCTTATCAATCTTATCAATCTTATCAATCTTATCTGATATATTCAGAATCTCGTTATTTCGTTTTGCTTGATATATCTTCTTGTCGTGGATTAAGTCAGACTCAGTTGTTTTAAGTTTATCACGTTGGATACATTTCGCATGCTCTAACTCCTCGCGTTTAAACTTCTGAAAGTCGGTCTCTTCTGTCTGTGGTTCCTCTACTTTTTGTATAACAGGAACCATTTGACGGCTTATTCGAGCGATAGTCTCTAGTCGTTTAATCTGGTCTTCTTCGTTCTTTACTTTGTTGGATTTCTGACGAATCCGCTTTGCTGTTGCTCGTTCGGATGCAGCCGTTGCAGAGTTCATTTGCTGTAATGTCGCGATTTTTCTCTTCCCTCCGCCATTTCGCCGACTACCATTCCAGGCATTTCTATCAGTATTCGAAGCAGTAACTCCTTTCTTCCATGGACAGAACTGTATGGATGCTTGCGGGGGCTTTTTCAACTTTTCTTCAGCGTCCTTTAGTTTCTTCAGATAACCAGTTGAGAATTTAGGGAGTTTCGCCATAAATGCATCGTGTTTCATCTTCGCAGTAGCCGCATCTGCTTTCTTTTGGAATTCCAAAAATGGAGCCATCTTTTCAGCCTTGATCGTCTCCTCTTTAATGTTCGTGTAAACCTGTTGCGCAATCGCGTAATCATCGTATTTATCAAGGATGTCATATGGAATTTCTTCTCCGGTTGAAAGATCGGTGAGCATCGTTAGTCGTGTGCAAGAAATATGTTCGATGGGTGCTTCTGGGGGTGGAGGTTGTCGATAAAGACGGACTGGGATTAACGTATCGAGATACGGACGACCTTCGGCGTCAGTATACTCATACATCTGGTCATCGTAACTCACGTAACTACTATCGTCATCCGACTCAGAGTCAGATATCATATTCGTATTCATATAATAAGCCATATTATGAATTGATTTTTCATCACAAACACGTCTCCTGTATCACTTTTAAATCACTAAGATGATCGGATACGCAAACTTTATATTTCTTATGATTAATTATTTGTATATAATAAATGGTACAAAAATTTAACTATAGACAATTTCTTTATTCACTTCCACTACCCATGGATATGATACGCGAAATTAAATCGTTTATCGGTGAATTTCCAAAACCAAAGCCTATAAAAAATTACGATGATTTCAAAATGTTATTTAGAAATCGACATAAAAAACGTTCATATACTATATAATAGATGAATAATTTAATGTTTAAAAATGTTTTATAATGGTGTTCGATTAAAATGTTTCAAATGAACACCATTATAAAACCAGATACATGTGAAATATGTGCTGATAAATTTACATGTAAAAGGGTGAGTGTTGAATGCCCAAATTGTTTAAATACTGCATGTAGTGAATGTTATAAGACATTTATATTGAATAGTCATATACAACCACAATGTTTATACCCAGATTGTAAAGCTAACTGGTCTCGTAAATTCATGTATGATAATTTCAGTAAAGGATTTATCACGGGCCCTCTTAAAAAACACAGAGAGGGATTATATCTTGAACGTGAAAAAGCTCTATTGCCGGCAACCCAAGCAACTGTTATTCGAACTATTCAGGCTGAAAATATATCAATGATATTTAATAAATACCGTAAGCTAAAAAAGCAATGCACTGATATTTATCAGACAAAAAAGGAACGTCTCGTATATGAAAGAGAGAAAATTAATCAAGGGTATATAATATTAAATTCAACACGTCGTATTGAGATTGATATACCGCAAGATGGTACTGAAACATGGAAAACAATGGTACCTGGAAATTACGGGGACAACAGCGGTTATACAATCGAAAGTGTAATTCCGCGTATACACGAGGATGTAAAAAATATCATGTTATTTTCGTTTCAGCGTGGATGGCGAGCAGTGGATAGGAAACAAATAGAAACAGGTAATAAATTAGATGATATTTTAATTCTCGCTGCTATAAGTATATATAACGAAAATTGTAAGTTACTCGTACCACATACAAAAAAATGGTATACTTACATAACAAAAGAAATTAAACAGTCTTTAACAAATGAACTACGTGAATTATCAAGAACTCGAAATGACGAGTTGAATGGGTTGGGTCATGTAAATAAACAACATGTATCAGTGCAACGTTTTATCAGATCGTGTACTCGGGATACTTGTAGGGGTTTTTTAAGTACTGGGTGGAAATGCGGGTTATGTTCTGATCATGTCTGTTCGAAGTGTCATATTTCACTTGGAATAAATGTGTCTCCCGGTCACGAATGCAATGACGATGATATCGCAACAGCGCGTCTTATTAAGAGCGAATCAAAACCTTGTCCAGGATGTCATATTAATATCTCTAAAATAGACGGATGTGATCAAATGTGGTGCACGCAATGTAATACCGGATGGGATTGGAAATCAGGGCGAATCGAGACGAAGATTCATAATCCACACTATTTCGAGTATCTCAGAAAACTTGAAGTAAGCGGTATACCCGACAGAAATCCACTCGAGGTGCGATGCGGTAGAGAAATAAATGGTGACTTTATAAATATTTTTTCGTTCATATTAATTCGTATCGAAATGCCGAATGACGGGGTTTCTCATATTACTCGAATCATATCCGGTTTTTTACATTTTAACAGGTATCACATGAACAATTACGTTGATGACAACGGCGATACAGAATACTTGAGGATAGCATATATGCGCGATTTAATAACCGAAGAACAGTTTAAAAAACGAGTTCAAATTGCTTATAAGAAATTAGACAAGGAAACAGAAATTAGAGATGTACTGACTATGTTCAATCAGTCTGTTGTTGATATATTGTATCGATGCAGGGATGAGCTCGATAACGCACAGACACTAGAAGACACAGTTGCATACAAGTCGACCCTTGAAGAAATAACTGTTTTAGAAGAATATGTCAATGAATGTTTATATTATATTTCTCTTACATATCAATCTGTGATAAAAAAAGTATCTCTCATTGGTGTCTACGACAGCGATAAAGATGCTTATATTGAAAGGGGGCTGTACACATACAAACCCAAACTCGTAAAACAAACTTAATACTTTGTATACTATGAATTAAAGATGAGTCATTCGTTCATTAAAAAATATATAGAATGTGAATTAAATATGAGTAATTCGTTTATTAAAAAATATATAGCTGTTAGTTTCGCAACTACACTTATCGCATTTTATACAGGAATATGGTGGGCCAAATCTGGTATTGATGGAGATTATATAGAATATAAAAAAAACATCGAAAAATGTATAGAATCATTAGATATTGAATTAGAAGTCGATGAAGTACATGTAATTGAAATCGTCCCCGACGAAGTCGATTCAAGGCAGTCGCATGATGCAATTGAAATCGTCCCCGACGAAGTCGATTCAAGGCAGTCGCATGATGCAATTGAAATCGTCCCGGGGCAAATAGATGAACTTGATTCGGATGAACACATTATAGATACCGAGAACCTATTCATATCAGACGATTCAACCATGATACCTCGACTTGTCAACAAACCGATAAGTTGGTTCAATCCGATAAGTTGGTTTGTCGGATGATTTCAAGTCCGATATCTCCAGACATAAAGCACCTCCGGTCGCTGAATCATATATATATATGATTCAACCAGCCCATTGGAATGCTTCGCAAGTGACTACCTTTGATTATATGTTTCATAATGCAACATCATTCAATCAAGATGCAATACAATTATAATTATAATTATATAAGCTTATATAATTATATTAGAAGGGAATCCGAAACGTCTAATTACGCGCTTGTGTAGTGTATAGCAGCATTATACGCGTCATACTCGTTTCTTCGTTCGTGTTCATTTAAGCAATGTGTTAAATATTCATTATTTTCATTACACCACGTTTGGAATACGATTTCTTCTTGGTCGATTTCTTCCAACGCCATGTTTAAGTGTTTCTTCCATTTTTCTTCGTTTCGTTTTACTATAACGTGGACTTTATACCGCTCCCCCGTGTTTGGATCAATATCTATACGATGGCCGTATTTTTCAATTGTCTCGTGATCATGTAAATATTTACAAGTTCTTGGATACGCACACCATCTGGTTCTGCAATTCGATGAGTTTTTACAAATATCGGGATTCAAAAAGTTATAATTAGATTCTCTAATCCATCGTTGATTAGGCTGTCCAGGATTAATACACGAATTGCATATTTTTAATATGTTTGTTTGAATATCACGCTTCATGTTTGCTTACTATTCAAAAAGCATCATTAAATCATTTATAAAATCATGCTGATTATTCGGTCATGTATTTACTACAATCTACAATCATTGCGACATCGACATGATAGTTTCCGTAATTACAAGTCCCACAATATGGAATATGACATTCAG